AGCGAAGCGATGAGTAATATTTTCATTTTTCAGGTGGCCTTGTTATATAAATCAGATCTGAATCGAGGGCAAACGCCGGAATATCAAGGCCAGATGACAATATTCAATATCCAACCATGCAATCACCTGCCTGAGTGTGAAACCTTTTCGGCCTGTTTTCAGGCGAAGGCCTAGCTCTCTTGGTAGACTTGCACTCCGTCGCGCTTGATGCGGACCTGAGCCGTGCAGCTCACAACCCCATCCGCCAGTTTTCCTGCCCTGACAGCCGCCATATTGGAAGTGGTACGCGTCCGTTTTTAAGTGGTACATCGTACCACCGAGACTTGAAAAACGCCTGAAAACGCCCTAAAACACGCCGAAAACACGTTGAGTAAAATGGTAGAGAAACATAGCTTTAACCCAATGCAACCAAGCCCTACGCTGTCTCGGCGCTTTAGCGTTGCACCCATGATGGATCGGAGCTACTGAAATAAAAACTCTTTATATTTCATAGCCATAGGACATGCCAATACTTTGCTAAAGCAAAATTTAAGCAAGGTGTGATGGTTAGCGTACTTTTCGAAGCTTTGCGGGTTGCCGGTCGGTCCAATCAAATTCAGGACGAACGTATCCGGGCTGGCGTCCCTGCCGACCGAACACAATCCCTACTGGCACACCTCCCTCACAAACTTCTGCAGCACCCTTAAGGCTGCCTGGTCGGCAATGATCCCGGCCCTGATATCGAAAACAGTTCGTCCAGCAGCTGGAGCGAGTTCGACGGTTCCTGCATTGCCCAGGCTGGCGGTGCTGGTGGAACTGGACACGTCGCCGCTATCGGCACGACAACTGCCCGCGATGCGCAACCGGCGAGCAGAATCGTCAGCAGCGCGCCGCAGCCTTTCATTTTCAGCGAGATCATTCATTCTCTCCTTTGTCGACTTGGCATCGAGGTCGGCACGCGCTTGCTCGGCGGCCTGTTGCTTCTCCAGCGCCTGGCGAGTTTGAGTGTTGGCAGCATTGCTGATAGTGGTCAGGTCGGCCTGATGAGCTAGGTTGAGTTCGGACAGTTGCTTTCCATAGCGCCAGGCGTCCACTTTCCATGTGGAAAAACAAGCAATGACCATCGCCAGCAACACCATGACCAGCTTCTGCACCGGCGTCATGCCAGCGCCCTGCGCACGCCTTCTGCCAGCACCGCATCAGGATAGGCATACCCTGCGTTCTCGTGGTGGATGATCGCCTTGACGAAGCCGCGCATGACCGGCTCCTGGGTCAGATCGATCTCAGCGCCCGGCTTAGTGCCGGTGTTCGCCTCCACGGCACGCACATAGGCCGCCGTGTCGTTCTCCACCGACGGTGCCCACCGGCTGATAATCGCCTTCACCGTCTTGAGCCCATGCTTGCGCTGATAGGTCAGCAGCAACTTGCCCAAGGCACGAATGCCATTCTCTGGCGTGTCGAACCGGGCAAAGCGTTTCTCAATAGCTGGATCAGGCTTGAGCTGGCCCTGCCATTGGTTGGCCGGGTTGTAATCGATGTTGCCCGGGTTGCGGTTGCGTACCCCACGGGTTTCGGTGATCGGCATACTTTTCTCCAGGCGAAAAAAAGCCCGCTCAGTGGCGGGCCGATTATTCAAAAATTCGCTAAATGGCGTGAGTCGGGTAGCATGTTGCCGCCCCGGGGATGGGGCGAAAGAACAATGGAGCTACGGCAACCGATGACATCTACCTCTACACCGGCTGATCTGGCCAAGAGCGCACACCTGGACCACCCAAAATATAGGCCCGATATTGATGGGATGCGCGCAATCGCCGTTCTATCTGTGGTTCTTTTTCATGCATTCCCCTCATATATTCAGGGGGGATTTGTCGGGGTAGATGTATTCTTCGTTATTTCAGGTTTTCTGATTAGCAGTATTATTTTCGGTGGATTAGAAAAAGGTAAATTCAGCTTTGGTGTTTTCTACAGCAGACGAGTAAACAGAATATTCCCAGCGCTATTGCTGGTCTTATTTGCAAGCTGGTCGTTTGGATGGTTTTCTCTGTTTGCAGATGAGTTCATGCAGCTCGGGAAACACATCGCTGGCGGTACAGCGTTTGTTTCAAACATAGTACTTCTCAATGAGTCTGGATACTTTGACAACTCGGCAGAGACCAAAATACTTCTTCATCTTTGGTCGCTTGGTATCGAGGAGCAATTCTACCTAATCTGGCCTCTGATTCTATGGACCGCCTGGAAGATACGATTCAACCCATTACTCCTAACTATTGCAGTAGCCGCCATTTCTTTCTGGCTAAATATTAGCAATATAAAAACAGATGCAGTATCTGTTTTCTATTCACCGCAAACGCGATTTTGGGAGCTTCTTACTGGTTCGTTCTTGGCCTACGTAACCATGAACAAAAGCAAGCTGTTCCCGTCCTGGAGGGGGAGCTCAAACCAGCTCCTTCGGAACGCTCAATCATTTTCCGGCATGGCAATGCTGGTGTTGGCGTTCTCCCTGGTCACGAAAAATAACCAGTTCCCCGGCTGGTGGGCACTTCTTCCTACTGTCGGGTCAGTACTTATTATCGCGGCTGGCCCCCATGCTTGGTTCAACCGGATCATCCTCTCCAATAAAGCAGTCGTCTTTGTAGGGCTGATCAGTTTCCCTCTATACCTATGGCACTGGCCATTGCTTACGTTCGCACGGATCATAGAGAGCGGGACGCCATCCCCTGAAATACGCTGGATCGCAGTGGCGCTTTCGGTTCTTCTGGCATGGCTCACCTTCCGCTTGATCGAAACTCCACTTAAAAATGTGGGGAGCGGCATGAAAACCGCTGTGCTCTCCGCGCTGATGGTGATCATGGGCGTAGCCGGCTATGTCACTTATAAGCTGGATGGCATACCCGATCGTGCAATGATCCGCTTTTCGGAGAAGATCAACTCCCAGTTCGTCGGGCCATTGTGGAAATACACTAAGAACGATAGCTGCATGGCGAAGCACCCGCTTGCAGGGTCTGCTGACTTTGGGTGGTGGTTCTGCATGGAGAGCAAGGACTCCAGCCCTACTGTGATGCTAATAGGTACCAGCTTTGCAAACCACCTGTACGCGGGACTTGCACAGAATCCCGAGACCATGCACAACACAATTCTGTCGATTGGGACCTGCGATCCAGCCAATCCTGACACTGCACCAGCCGGCACACCGCTGACAACGCACCCATGTTCAGGCGATCGCCCACTGCAACAGAAGAATCTCATAAACGACATCATCACAAAGTCCGGCTCAGTCAAGTACGCGATCCTCGACGGGCTTAATCCAGCTCCTGATGCGGCGTACGCCACCAGGCTAGAAACCTACATTGGCCAACTTGAGCAGATGAATGTATCTGTTATCGTTTTCATCCCCCATCTAATGCTTGGATATGATGCCAAGGGATGCTTCGCGCGCCCATTCAAAGCCCCTATCAATGATTGCTCTATAAGCTACGAGCAGCGCTCCGGGATTGATCTCGCTTACGCGCCGGTCATCGAATCGATATCCAGGTCACATCCGGGCGTCCGCTTCTTCGATCAAAACACATTGCTGTGCGATGACAATAAGTGCTCAGGAATACAGGACGGAATGCCGCTTTACCGTGATGAGTACGGACATTACTCGGAGTTCGGCAGTATCGAACTCGCCAAGATATTTGCTAAGTGGGCCGAAAAAAATGCACCCGGCATATTGATAAAATGATAAAAAGGGGCCGCTACTACGGCCCCTCTTATCATCTTGTCTCTACTGCCCTTGTGGTCTCGATCAATGGCCAAGCGGCACCGAGATAGACAGCTGAGTGCCCAAGGTTGCTTGGGTGATTTGTCGCGCTCCCACCTAGGGAATTTGGATTAATGCCAAAGTCGTTGATGCCGAGCATTTGATCTTCCGTATACGTCTCGGTAAAGCCTTTGACGTGAACATACTCTTTTAGCGAGTAGTCAAGAATCCCTCCCATCGGACCGTCATCGGTCTGCAAGATGACCGAGCCTTTCGAGAATGATCGGTAGTCCCAGACCTCAATAACCTGAACCCCGTTAACCCATACGATATGGTGTCCGTCGATCGCTGATACTCGAATGGTTGCTTTCTGTCCAGGCGTTAAGGCTTCTATCTTCCCTGAAGCGATAGGGGTCATACCGTAGAACAGAATTGCCTCGTTTCCCATGGCAATCTGAACCCGATACGACTTCATGATGTCTTTTCTATCAACCCGGTACCAAACTGACGGAGTTTGCTCAGCATAATCGTTAAGGATGAATGCTGACGTTACATCAAGATTTGCTATCGATATCTTATGTTCGATTGCACCGTACCCGTACAGAAGTGTTCCTTGAAGATCAAACCCGAAACCAGACAGTTTCCTGAAATTGCCAGGGTACTCATCAAGACCACGAGTAATGGTTTTCCAAGAGTTGATATCAATCCCGTCGCGCAGCATATGATATCGCCAGTTTGCATCGAGTAAAATCAAGCTATGTTCTTTCGACATGGACCGATATACATCAGCTGTAATTTGAACAGCGTCTTGAATGTCGTTGAAATATTTTACTTTCCGCGTAGGCAGTATCGAAGTAACAAGAGCAACCGAAGGGACTTTTTCAAAGGACTTAATATCTTTCAGAACCTGCTTTGTGAGCCTAGCTATGTCGCCAGGGCTACCACGATCATTCATGCCAAATGCCAAAATAACGAGATCAGGCTTCTCCAGTCGAACCTGATCAATCCAGGACAGCCCTTCCTTACTTCCTAATGGCCATTGATCGGAGATTCCGCCATGTGAGGGGTCTCGATGGAACCCGACAGCTGGACTATCAGCCCCCGGCATTGCTCGATAATTAGGATTTGTTACCTGGGCAATTCCTCGCCCAGCAAGGCTAAGGTTTGAAAATTCAAATTTAACATCCGGCCTGGCTCGCCGCAGAGACTCAGAGAGCCTTCCAGCCCACGAGTCTTCATAGCGAACCTGCGAAACCCCCTCAGTAATCGAATCCCCAAGATAGACAACCTTTACCCTGCCGCTCGCTATCGCCTTTATGTAAGTGGCCAGATCCATGCGGAACGGCTCAGCAGAAAATGGAGTTGGCGCTTCCGAGTAGGCGATAACCTCCTTAGGTTCGGCTTTCAGAACCAATGGAGGGCTGCCGGAGACAGAAGCTACAGAAAAAAGCGCAGGCAGCGCCAACAACGAGATCAAAAAGGCTAAGGGGCGCATGCAATCCACACTATTCCAAGGGGATTGCATTTTGCCATAAACGGTTGAATAGGTACGCCATAATGTTATGGATTACGCCGCCTTTATCGCCACAGCATCAAGCGCATTCAGCACTCCAGAAGCATTTCGACTTAGGGTTGCTCTTACTGTCACAACCCAGCTACCTGACCCCAGAACAAGGTTTGTCGAGAGAATTGCGGCGGTTCCTGCCGAGGTCGTGCTTTGGACGTTGATGTTGATAGATCTTCCTCCCGCTACCAATTCGACTTGCTGGAGCGAGCAAATTTCGCCACCAGTAACGCCGCTCACGAGAAGAAGAGGACCGTTTATCCCGTCAACTTGAGTTCTCGCAGATGGCCCAGCTGAAGACCCATAGAAGTTCTCTGTGCCGGTAGCTTTTGCGAACGCCACGGATGACCCAGACGCCCTGGGAATCCTGAACATCGGCAAACATGCGTCGGCATACATTACTGAGTGCCCAAGAGCTGATGGGTGGTTCCCAGCGCTACCACCAAGCGAGTCTGGATTTGTATCGAAGTCGTTTACATAACCAAGCAGATCACCCTGGCTGAACATCTGGCGCCCAACCGCCAGCGGCTCAAACTTAACCATGGTGTAATTCGAAATTGCCCCAGAACCACCATCTATTGAAACCGCAGTAGCCCCCTCACTAAGCTTGTTGTAGTCGTACCAGGTGAGAACAAGCGCTCTGTTTACATAAATCCTATGCTGAGCACCACGGCACTTAACCTCAATTCTCACCGGCGCCCCATTTACAAGGGGGGCGATAAGGTCGGAGGAAAGAACGGTGCTTTGCCAGTACAAAATCACCGTCGTGCCACTTTGAATCTGCACGGTGTAAGCATTGGCGGGCGTGGCCAGATCCATTCGATACTCGACGCCAGGAACCATTGTCGTGTAATTCGAAAGCGTGAATGCTACATCGATGTAAACGTCACGACAGGCTTCATCTCGGCGCGTGATACCGCTGCCGGTTAGAACGCCGCCAGAGATGGAATATCCTGACCCGCTAAGCTTTGTCCATCCAGTCGGGAATCCATCGATTAAGCGACGATGCCCTTTGGTGTTGACGATGTCCACAGCGTCCCGATACAGGAAACAAAGTCTATTGGCATCCAGAAGCGTGAGATTGAACTGTGCACAAATCCCCCTGTAAATCTCTGCGTTAGCTCTAATTCTCTCCTGAAAACCATCGAAAGGAGGGATTAGATTGCTCGGCTGCATAGGAGTCATGAGGGCAACAGATGGGACCTTTGGGAAAGTTCTGTAATAATCAAGACATAGTTTCGTTACAGCAGCATTGTCGTTGCTTGTCCCGGTAAGATCATTCATTCCAAGAGGTTGAATGATCAGGTCTGGCGCCTGATCTCGAATGTGCTCCTTCCAAGTTTTTCCAATTGTACTTCCTGCGGGCCAGTGACCAGTCGACTGAGACCCCGGAGCTTGGTAAAACCCAACTTCCGGATTATCAGGACCGGCTATACCGACATATCCATCGCTTGCCAGGTTGCCCGTCCCTCGACCAGCAAGGCTCATGTTTGCGACGACGAACGTCACACCAGGATACGCCGCACGAAGAGCCCGCACGAAAACCATAACCCAGGAATCATCAGGGTTAACCTGACTTTTCCCTTCAGCGATACTGTCGCCAGCAATAACGATCTTCACTAGTCCAGCCGCAAGAGCTCTGGAAAACTGGCTGACATCTCCAAGCGTAGAACCTGACAGAGTTCTGAGAACGCTGCCTTGCTGCTTCAGGAAGCCAGGCAACAGGGTTTTGTCGAACTGAAGAAGAGAGTCTTCGAGCGTCCCACTCGGCCGACCGACCATAGTAGTACCGGCCGGGCCAGCGAGAGCTGAGCGTAGCCCCTGATCGGCTACAGCTGTGAGCTTTGGCGCGTCAGCAGCCCACGTCCCCGACAAAGTCAGGGGAAGATCAGCTTGGTTCGTTACACGGTAGAGATCGCCGTCGCGCTGTACCAGCTGCGTGGCACGATCCACTACCGCACCAGCGGCATATGGGATGTAGATCGATTCAAAGCCTGAGCGAAGCAGTAGATCGGAAAAGTCTTTCTCCATGCCTGCCCAGGTCTTGAGCGCCTTCCCCAGGCGCCCAAGCCAGGTAAGGTCAGAGCTGTTCACGAGCTTGTCGAGGATTTGGGCATTGTCGCGAAGGTCGCGCGGATCAGTCGAGCCATTTGGCTCAACAGGGTTCCCGGTGTTATAGGCCATGGTTTTCCCCCGAGGCAAAAAAAAGCCCGCTCAGTGGCGGGCCGTGGAAGGTTTGATACCTACGCCGATGCAGGCGGGTAGTTGTCATCGTCTGCGTAGAACACAGGCGAGTACTCGGTTGCGGTTACAGCACAGGAGCCATCTTGGTTTGGTGTGATCTCTGTGATCATTGCGGGGTATCCGACCTGCTCGCTTGGTCCAAACAGGAAGCGGGCAGGCTCAATGCTGAGGTCCGTAACAATCTCGAAGTCGATAGCAGTGAGCGGCACCAGCACCTGATGAAAGCCAGCAACCTTTGGCTCGAACAGACTGGTTACCGTGCCATCGTGTCTGCGTATGACTGCCCGAGGAGAAGCCATAGACCAGTCCATTTCTTCGCTTAGCGTCAATAGGTACTGCCCACCTACACTCTCAACCCCCATGATCAGCGCGCTGCTGGTGGTGTTCGGGATGTCATCGGCCAGTGTGATGTGGTCGATGTCGTCAAACACCAGAGCATCCATCTCCGTATCGACGCTGTAGCCCCAGCGCGAGAACTGATACTTGCGTAACTGCCTCATTCCGATGCGCCAGGCGCGGGTTTCGTCTGACACCCCATCCAGCTGTATTTTGTCGATCTTGAGGCCAAGGCTTCCATCCAGTCGGCAAGGCCTTGTTTCCTTACGGTTGGTATATTGGTCGATGTATTCAACGTCTACCCCGTCGAAGTCGTCAGGGCTTGGCGCGGTGAAGCTGGCCGCCAGTTCGCTGGTCATTTCGTGCGGCGTGATAACCCCGCGCGGCGGCTGAATCCCTTCCCGCTTCACGCTGAGCAATCCGTTTCCGCTGGACAGGTGCGACATGCCAGCAGTGAAAATTCCCTGTAGGACCTCACGGATAGCCGCTGGCTTTTCGTGAGACATGTCATATAGCTCGCTACGCGGCGTCCAATAGTCCTGGTCCACTGCATTCAGCGCATCCATGTCGATCAGCGACTCATCAATCCCGAGGCCCTGACAAACATGCAGCGCAGCCCCTTTGATGGATCGCGCCGGCGCATTGTCGTAGATTCGAGTCGGCACACAGTTGATCTGACGCTCAGACTGGGCGCTGAGGCGATCGCCGCCACGGATATCCATGGTGATGACGGTGATCCCCTCGTAAGAGCCGGGATCGGGCAGCAGCGTGCGCAGGCCGTACCATTGAATCGCGTCACGCACCTGACCGCCCTCGACCGGCTGAACCCGTCGCATTTGAAACTCAGGGCGTAGTGGGTAAGGAAAAACGATTCCGTGTGTGAAGCCAATCTGATCAGGGGTTGCATCGGTATATGTATGGGTGATGGTTGTCCACGCTCCACCTATGGCCGAATCCCTCCATCGCACCTCGATCGACTTGGTGAGCATTTTTATATTGCCGGACTTGCTGTAATAGCAGAGGCCCTGGCTTAGGAAGACATCATATTCAGCCTGTGTTGCCAATTCGTATTCTGGGCAGCCCATGAACGAGCCGATCCAGTTGCCTGCCCCGCCGCTTCCTGACATCGAGAAGTCGAGCAAGGTTCTGGCTGTGAATCCAGCCCAGGCATTGTCGACCACGCCCGTATCAGTGATTCTTTTCACTGTGGCGGTGAGACCTGAAACCGAGACGATTTGAAACCTGTAGCCTCGGTAGGCAAGGGAAAGCCGTTGCTGGCCGGCAGCGACACCAGAGAAAGGCGTGCCGTTATCAAAGCTCAACGTGACACTCGCAAGCTGTTCCGGCGTGCCGCCTGCCGAGGCGGTACCGACGGTATAGGTCGGCCCAGAGCCGAAGATCGGCACCGGCGCGCTGGTTTGCGAGATCGGGCCACCTTTATAAGGGCTGAGCGGCTCAATCAGGCGAAGCCGGCCGGAACTGTCTTGTGCCACAAGACCGGTGCCCGACAACTGGGAAGTGATCGTCGATACAAGCCCGCTCATGTTCACATAGTTGGTGTTCAGGGATATGGTCTTGGTGACGCCCTGGAAGGTCACAGACCACACCACTGCGCCTGACGTGAAGTCGTAGCCGGAAGGCGACGCGCTGCCTGTAACCATAGACGGAGACCCACCAACCCCTGGGACTGGCGCGACATACGGAGTCACGCTGACCACCGTCAAATCGATCTCTGAATCACTACCCAGCGTTACCTTCATGCCAACGAACGGCGCAAGGTCGGACAAGGCGCCGGCGATTCGGCTGTACGAGCCTGAGCTCGTTACCGTGAAGGTGTCGGGGGTTACCAGTCGAACGACAGTGCCTGCGTCCCACGCATCAGGGAATCGTGGGCTGTTACCAAGCAAAGAAACCGTATTGCCGCTGATCAGCATGGAATCTGCCAGTGCAGCCGACTCCGAAGGCGCGGTGCTGGATAGGTCGAGGCCGGCGGTGCCAGCGTTCGTGCCGCCTACCTCTGTGGCTGGATACCAGTTTCGCGCTCGCGAATCACCACGAAGCGATGCGCCTGGCTCATAGATGGTGTAATTCAGGTCGGAACCAAACGCAGCGAATGGCGTGTCGCCAACCTTAAGCGTGCTTGGAGGAATAGAATTCCGCCCCCGACCAACGGACATGGCCAGGGTTGTCACCATCGCCCTCTTGTTTACGAAGCGCGTTACAGGCGGCACCAGCAGGTCTGGATAAACCTTGGCCATGCCTAGCACCTCACGAATAGGCGAGTTCAGCTTTGCATGGTTGCCGGTGGCCGTAACTGCATCCAGATCGTCGCCTTGCTGTTGCTTTGCGGCCTTCGCCTTTGGCATCGTGAGGATCATCACAATCGAGATGGCGGCCAATGCCACCGCGGCCCAGGCAGCAGCGGCCGCACCGACAGCGCGCGCCTCGGGGAAAATCATCACGTTCGTGTTGCAATCGATAATGGTCACCGGCCACTGATCAACCGACACCGACTTCCCTTCTACCTCGATGCAGATAGGGTGCATGGCATCAAGGTCGAAGCCGGCGGCATTTGCTGAAAGCCAGCCAGCCAAGGAAATAGGTTCACTTACCTGGTGTGACTCCAGCGGCACGCAGTCGCCACTTTTTACGCCAATGCGGGATGGGTAAATTTCAATCACTTGTAATACTCCACCCGCACGAAGCGGCGCTTGAGCCTGTGCAGAGGCAGGCAGATTGTGCGTTGCTTCTCGGTGATTTCCATTGCCTCAAGCGAGGCCCCGCAGCGAACCACCACGCCTACGTGACGCATCTCACTGCCCTGGTAGAGCGCAATCAATGCGCCCTCCTCCGGCTCGCACGGCGTGAGCGTGGGGAACCACTTACCGGCCACCTCGACCATCGAGCCGTCGCCGGCGCGGATGTCCGCCCACTCAGGCCAATCCGGCATGCCGAGGTCGCGGCGCACCTCCAGCACAAGGCCGTAGCAGTCAACAAGCGGCCACACTCTCCCGCCCTCGAGGTACTGGCCCGCGAGGTATTTGTCGTGATCGATCATTATTGGTACCGCATGCCAGGGGCGAATTCGCCGGTGTAGTTGTAGCGAAGCCAAAGGGTTTCGAGCAGGTTGAAGTAGCCGGCCACGATCTGAGCTTCGGTTGCTGTTACCGAGCCGCTTTTCACCTTGTAGCGCAGGATCTTCGATGGGTGGGCAAGATCGGTGCTGATGTACTCCCTGTAAACCATGCTGATCTCCCGTCGGTCCTTGAGCGCTGCACGGAGGAAGCCAGAGACGCTGCCGTCGATATTGCACAGCGCGAACTTCAAGTCTTGCTTGCCATCGTTACCGCGCTTTGGGAGCGCAATGGATATCCCGCAAGCGTTAAACGTCGCCAGAATCCCTGTTTCGAGAACAACCTCCAGATCCTCAAACCCATCAGTCAAAAAGTGGTGGGCCACGCCGTCCGTGATCTCTAGGGTTCCATGGAGAATCTCCGTGCCACCACTTGAATAAAGCCGGTTGAGTACAAAGCTCGTCATGATGGCCAGTCCTTGTTGACAGCTAGGTCGAGGATGTTCATGCCGAGCAGATACTCTGGCGCGTAAATCGCCCAACCGCCGGTGAGGATTGGCCGCTCCCACAACTGCAACGTGGCGCTGAAAACGAAACGGTCTACGCCGAACAGCTCTGGACCGTTGTATATCTCCTTGAAATGCGCCTTGTAATGCATAAGCCCCTGAGGCGTCCTAAGCTCGCATTCAAACCAGAGCGATCCAGAAATCAGGACCTCTTCATACCAAGACTCAAAGTACTGAGCCTCAAGGTCGCTCATATTCCATACGACCTTTTGATCGGTCGGCACGGAAGAATATTTGCGCCGATATCTGGTGCGCCCTGTCTGTAGTGCAGTAGCTTTCATGGGGTCGACAGAGTTGGCGCCATATCCGTCCCGCAACGGATATGGGAGCTCCTTAGGGTACTGAATCATCGTGCTGCCCTTCCCATGCCGAGCATCTGCTGAATAGCCTTGGCCTCTTTGCCGTTTTCACGGATTTGTGAGACGAAGTAGTCAGTGTTCCACTTACCATCTACCTGGCTCGACCGGCTTTGACCGGCCTTGCTGGCATCCTCGATGATGTTGATGACTGGTGCGGCGCCCATCTGCGGACGGCTCGCGTCCGGACCTGTGCCCTTGGCACCCGCTCGTATAGGAGAAACATTTCCTTTTCGGAGCGCCTCAACCGTGGCCACGCCGCCAGCCTTGCGGATATCCGCCTGACTCCAGACAACCTCGCCTTTGTGCGCCGGGCCGGCATATTCATTTACTCCGCCTGCGCCGGTATACCCGCCACCAGAGAATCCAATACCGGCGATATTCGCCACGTTGGCAGCGGTAGCCACGCCGACGGCAGCGGCGGCAGCGAAGTTGAACGGGGGCGGGAATGCGGACAGAGCCTTCTGTACGGCCAGATAGCCGTCCATAGTCGCCTGAATGATTGCCGCCGCCTTGCCGATTGCTGCGAGCTTCTTGTTGCCTGACTGGCTGAGGCTGGCCATATTCCCGAAGAAATCGGACGCGCCAACCAGCAAGGCCTGGTTTTTGGCCTCTTCAATCTTCTGGCGGTTCTGGGTGGCCTGCTCATCGATGTTCGCCACGCGCGCGGCGTAGGTCTCTTCGTTTATGGCTTTCAGGTCCAGGTACGCCGCCTGGCGCTCAAGCTCAGTGGCGCGCCAGGTTTCCAGCTTCGCCGCCGCCTCGTCGAGCCGATCGATCTCGCTTCCTGCGCCACCAACAGAGGCATCCAAGCCAGGGGCATTTGGTGCCTGAGTGACGCCCTCGATGGTCCCCGGTTTCTGCGCCGCCTTCAGGTTCACATCGCGGATCTTGATCATCGTCTCAAGACGCTTTGCGGCCTCTACGTTCCCTTGGCGCTCGTACTCAGCCAGTTGTGCAGCATCATCCAAGGATGACTTCAGGCTATTGGCTTCGCGGAGTTGCCCGGTCAGCGTGAGCAGCTGGACCTGATCTTTCTGCGCCTGCTGTATGCCTTTGCTGATCTCCGCTTCGCGCTCAAGCGCAACGTTTTTCTTGAGCTGGGCGGTGATCAGGTCCTGGCTGGCCAGCAGCGACTTTTGATCGGCGGTGAGCGTCTTCTTGCCTTTGATGTCGGCGAGTTGCTGCTCCCACTTGATCAATGCCTGTGCCTGGGCGCCGACCTTCTCGGTGGCGATGCCCTGGGCGTTAAGCGAAGCGTTCTGCTGGAGCAGGACGGCCTGGGTTTGGCGCGCCGCGTCCAGCGCCTTCATGCCGGCGTCTTCGGTGTAGGCCTTGCCTTTAGGGGTTTTCGTCTCCGACTCTTTATAAGACGGATTGTCCCTGATGGCCTTTTGCGAAGCGGCTGCCTGCTGTTCGGTGATGATATAGCCGGCAGCCCGTGCGGCATTTATGCGCTTCTGGTCATCCTCAAGCGCCTTATTCATCTTCTGTTGCTTGGTGAAATTCTGCTCAATATTCTTTTGGAATGCCTCGTAGGCTACCTGGCCATCTCGCTGCACTTGCGCCGAATGGGCAGCCGCTGCGGCGGCGTCCTGCTCCGCCTTGGCCTTTTTCGTGTATCCGTCCAGTTCAGCCTGGAGTGTCGCGATTCGCTGACGGGCGTTGCCATCCTCGAACCCGGTGTCCAGGGTCGACTTTAGGTAGTTGATCTTCTGCTGAATGGCAGTCAGATCAGGTCCTTTGTTCGACTCCCTGCCGATATCCAAGATTGCGTCCCAGCCAGACTTCGCGGCACTAGCAAGGTCATTCCACGCCCGCTCGAGCGTGCCGAGGTTCTGTTTTATTTTCCCTGCGCGATCGGTAAGAGCCTTGGCGTAGGCCTCTTCAGCAATTGCAGCTGCGGCCTGTTTGTCTCCCTGCTCCTGCGCCGCGCGCACCTGCTCATACACGGAGGCGGTGAGAAAATTGTACTTGTCGTTGAGCTCGACGATAGCCTTAACTGGATCATCAGCCAGCTTGTTGAACTCAGCCACGGTGGTTGCTACGGCCTGGCTGGTGGCCTTCTCCCAGGATATCGCAGCAATTGCGATCTCTTCGAAGCTGGAACTGGCGATCTTTCCAGAAGCCGCCAGCTGCGCTAAAGCAGACGCGGCCTGGCCGGTGGTACCGACCGTATCGCTGATGCGCTTGGACATTTCGGCGAGAGCGACGGTTGTGGTGCCCGAGGCGTTTCCTGTGGTGATCAGTGAAAGCTGGAACGCAGTCTGCTCCTTCGATCCTTGGTAGTAGGCCAGGCCCAGAACGCCGACAGCTGCCGCTGCAACGGTGAATGGGTTCACCAGTCCGAGGATATAGCCACCCAGCGCCTTGGCCGCCGGTCCTGCGCCACCGAACATGTCCTTGAGCTGACCGCCTTGCTGCAGGAAAACCGTAAGGGGCGCCTGTCCGCCCTGGAGCGATACAGCGATATCAGTGAACTGCGCAGGAACGCCTCGTAGCGCTGCAGCCGTTGCTTTCGCAGACATACCCGTTTTGGTCATGTCGGCATTGAATCGACCAAGCTCTGCGCGCGCTGTATTTAACTTGCCCTGATAATCGGCGAAAGTTTCCGGGTCGAGAAACTTCTTGTTTTTGGCCAGATCCTTTTCCATCTGGTCAAGCTCATTGAGCTTTCGCGTGACCGGATCAATCTTTCCGAGCAAATTTGCCAGCGCTGTCGCCTGCTCATCGTTGGCAGCGGCTGCCTTCCTTGAAGAGTCGGCTTGCCGGCCGTTGGCCAGAGCATTTGCATCTGACTCGGCCTGCAGGCGCTTGGCAAGGGCCGCCAGATTGCTTGCCTTGCCCCCGGCCACGTCGAAAACAGAACCAGCCTTTTCCGTGCTGGCAGACATGGCCTTGATGTATTCGCTCGCCTGAAGCGAGCTTTTAGCCATTTCAACCAATCGCCCCTTGGCTTGGTCGTAGGTCTCGGCGGCTTTCTTGGTAGATGTGCCTGACTTTTCAGAGCTATCGACTAGCACGTCAATGGAGCCGGCAGCCTTGCGAGCGCTGTTACCTGCCCCATCGATACCGGCGCCGGCCTGATCCATTGCTGGCTTCACGCGCAGGCCTACAGCCTCCAGAGCGCCAAGAGCCTTGCGGACGTCCTCGGCCTTCTGCTCAGCGTCGCGGCTGTCGATCTCAAGGACCAGGCGTGAAGTTTGAGTCATGTTGCCTCCGGGCATAATTGCCGCAGGGCGGCGGATCAGTCTTCTTCTTCGCTCAGGCAAATCACGTCCAGCGCGAACATCACCTCATCCACCTCCCGGCGATCCAGGGGGGATGGGTGGGCGTCGAGCCAGTCGGAGATCTCGCGGGCAGACAGAGGGAGCGGGAACGCTCCCACCATGGTTGTGATAAAGCGGCGGCCCCGGCAGACGCCGAAGAACGTGGCGAGCAGGTGCTTGGTGATGGGGTCGGTCGGCGGCTCTTCGGGAATTTCCATGCGCAGGCGCTCATAGATGGCCCGGCGCTTATCGGCCTGGCCGCCCCACTCCCTTTCCCACTCGAACCGGGTTACTGCTTTTCCACGGTTTCAGCCAGCTCTGTACCGGCCTCGATCGTTGATTTGCTGCCTTCCTGGAGCACGAACAGGAAGAAGTCGATATTGGCTTCGAGCAGCTCCGTGCACGCGCCGGCGGTGAACTTGAGCGGGTTGCCCTGATCGTCCTGAACGCCGTCCCAGTCCTTTACGATGAACTGTGCCAGCAGCGCGCAATGGCTCTGGTGCTCAGTCTTCTCGCCAGCCACCACCCCAATCTCGCCTTGAGCAAAGCTCGCGTCATTACGCTGGATGCGCCGGCGCACGCGCTCAAGCGCGATCAGGTATTCAGGATTATCAATGCCGCCCAGCTGAATTTTGGTGTCTTTGTCGAACTTGGCCCAACGCAAATTTGTGACAGGGGCCTTCTTGCTCAATTTGAGAGCCATGCTAAATCCTCAACGCCGCGCCATAAAAAAGGCCGCCCAAGCAGGCGTTAGAGCCTGGGCAGCCAAAAGGGGGAATCGTTTTACGCGGTGACCGTGATAGTCGATGTGCTGGTCTTAGTGCCGTCTGCAACGCTGGTGGCGGTGATGACTGAGGTGCCAGCGGCAACGCCGGTGACCAGGCCAGAACTGTTAACGGTGGCAACCGATGGGGTCGCGCTGGTCCAGGTCACGGCCTGATTCGCGCCAGCCGGTGCGACGGTCGCCGTCAGTTGGCGGGTGGCCGCGACAGCAATCGAGGCAGTGCCCGGAACGACGGTCACGCCGGTAACGGCGGTCGGCGATACCAGTCGGGTGATGGTCGGGCTGATCTTGGCGACGGTGTAGTTCAGCGTCACTTCAATCAGGTCACGCTTGCCGCCGCTTGGCAGCTCGCCATCAACCTCCACCGCGGGGAAGTTGAATGTGTACTTGTTGCCCAGGGCGTCGGTGATCGGGAACACGACCGAGATTGGCAGGCGGGTGAAGGTCTTCTTCCAGATCTCCCATGCGCGCTTGGACCAGGCCAGCGTGATGGTGCCGGTGATGGCTGCTTCGGTGGCGATCTGCGCGCCAGGGCCGAGCTTCGTGTTACCGATGCAGCGCTGGGCCTGAAGGCTGTTGTCCAGATTGATGGTCATGGCCGAGACGCATGCCACGCCTTCCAGCGACTCACCATCCACCGAGATCGTGCCGACGTTGTTGTTCGACAGGAATGGAGTGGTGGTTGGGGCGTTGGGCGATACCACAATCGGGATCTCGCTGTCGGCATAATCCAGGCAGGCCATGTTGAAGGTTGCTGTGACCTTGCCATCGGACGGAATGTCGAGGGCAAAGGTGGATACGTGGGCGCCCTTGAACACGCTGTACACGCCGACATCGCTGTACCCCTTGGCGATGCTGTAGGTATTTCGAGTATCGCCCACAGACAGAACGTCGCCGGTCCAGACGCCGTAGAATGCAGCCTCAAGCAGCTGATCAAACGATCCAAACGAGAATTCCGCCGTGAGGTCGCCGCCGATATCAGTACTGGTGGCCACCGAACCCTGGCTGATACGGGAATCAGTAATTTCGTCACTGACTGCTGTATTGACGGTTGGGGTCAATGCATTGCCGGTGAGGCGCAGCGTGTCCCAGGTACCGCCGGGGGTAACGCCCGGCGTCACCTCCTTGATGATGTGGCTTACAACTTTTGCGCCGCTGGACATGGTTTCCACCTTTGTTTGGGCTTAAAAAAACCCGCTCAGTGGCGGGTGGTTGGTGTTGCCTGGCTCAGCCGGCGCGGAACCGGATGTTCACGTTGATCTGGTAGAAGCCTTCGAACTCTCCGACGACGACTTGGCTGGCCTCCATACATTCGAGGTCGCCGGACATCCAGTAGGCGAAGTGCGCTTCGAGCGCGTCGGCAAATTCGTTGATGGCCTTGGTACCGGTGTTCAGCCGCGCGAAGCACTGAATGCTGACTTGCCCCGGCTTCCGCGTATAAGGCTTGTCGGCCATGCCAGCCATGAACGCCGTGGCGTACTGCACGTTGAATCGGCACCAGAGGCCGGCGGCCGGTGGCGTAAATACGGTCGGCTGGTTAGGGTAGTCAATCCGCGCTTGGTCAATGCCAGTGAAGGCGACCATCCGCGCGGTGAGCGCCGCCCTGATTTGCTCGTAGGTCATTTGTAGGCCTCGGATACGCCAATGAATGCAAGGCCATAGACGCCGCTCGGGGCCTGGGTTGAATGCCCATTCTCCAGCGCCTCTGCATACGGCAGGTTGGTCTGGATATAGATAACCGGGAACAGCCCGGCCGACTGGATAGCGCTTGTTCCATCCGAAATAGTTGCAGATCCCTCTGCGTCGACGCTATCCGTCACGGTGAAATCTGGCGCCCCAATGGAAACGATGTGGCTACCCCGGAATGTCCCGCCAATGTAGCCCTTGCCGGCGGCGCGCTCATCAACGTAGAAATTTTCCTTCCTTTCCCGCTGCGTGAGCTTCTTGAACTTTTTACCTGCTTTTGACGCATTGCGTGCATCGACATTGGCGTCATAAGCGTCTGCCAACGACACATTCTTCGCCTTGCGCTGGATGTTTGCCTGCCACAGGTCCGGCCTGCCTACAGGTGACCGAACCACTACTTCCTGCAGCATGGCCTGGGCAATCACCCTAGCCATCTGGCTGATGTCTTCTGAGGCTTTATCCGCGAAGTCAGTGAGGTTGGTACTCCATCCAGTCGTTGCCATCAGACTTTCCTCAGCTGGATCTCGTAGTGAGCGATCGCCGGGTCAGTCTGCACGTTGATCACGTCGAAACCGTTGATCTTGTGGCCGATGTCCGGCGTGCCGCCGATTGTTTCGTTGGTCAGTGCGATCAGCAGTTGGTCGGTGGCGCGGATGTTCACGCCGTCCACCCTGTCCATCTTGAATGCGTCGAACACGCCGCGGCCCGTGTAGGCAATAACCACTGCCGGGCCAGCAGCCTCTGTAACGGGGTCCCACGTGCCAGGCAGCGTCACGCCGCCGGCGAATGGCTGCACAGCATCAGCCAGGTCGGTATCGAAGGCCTCGGCCAAATCCTTCTGGATATCTTCGCGAAGGCCCACGGCTCACCCCCTGTCTACGCGGAACGAAAACGGGCTGGACCGCCAGGGCTGCAGCAGGCCCAAGGCGAACTGCACGCCGTCGGGCAGCGATGTGGATTTGCTGCTGTCGATCGAGGCGAACGTCCTACTGGTGGAAACCGAACCGGCCTTGACCGTCTTGGCCTCAAGAGACCCTTCGGTCTGCTGCTGGTACAGCTTGCCCTGCGAAGCGACCACCGCCAGTTCGGCGCCGGCCTGCTTAACCTCGTCAGGGATGGCGTTCATATCGACGCCAACGAGGTTCAGCGAGGTCAGATAGGCGTTTGCCTGCAACACTGCGCGGGCTTTCTTGTCATCTGGCGCCCACGAAGAGCCCAGGATGGCGTCAACATCCGCCACAGTGATGTAGGTAGCCATCTGGCCTCCGCTTGAATGAGTGGGGCCGAAGCCCCGGGTGTTACTTGGCGAGCTCGTCGACCTGTTTTTGCAGCGACTCTTTCGAGGCGTTGGCGCGGTAGGTAACCTGAGCGGCGTCAAGCTTTGCCTTCAGCTCGGCAACATCCTTGTCCTCTTTGGATTCTTCCGTCTCCAATCGGTCCTTGGCTGCTTGAGCCAGAAGATCGTCGATCTGCTTTTGCAGGCCTTTAGCCTTCTCGACCTCACTGTCACGCTCATTGCGTAAGCTCTGCACGCCAGCATTGACTGCCTCGAACACCTGGAACAGGCGGCCAGCCACAGGGCCAAGCTCTCCTTCCGGGCGCACAAGCTCTTGTTCGGCGAATGACTCAACGATCAGGCCGACAGACTCAAGCTCGGCGCGCAAGGCGTCGATATCGACACTGGAATCGCCGCCATCAATAAGCGAAACCTTTGGCTGCTCCTTGATCGTCACCGTCGGGACATCCTGAGCAGCCCCGTCACGGCTCGCCGTCACGCTTGCGTCGATGATGCGCAGGCCTGCTTCCTTGGCCAGGGCCTTAACGTCTTCCTGGTACTGGTGAAACGGACCAGGCAGATACCAAATCTTATTGCTCATGTCGCATCCTCACCGAGCCGAGCGCTTGGCTCGACTCGGTATTAAGGGTTACTTGGAGGCATCACCGATCAGAGCAACACCAGCGGTGTGCTTGATGCTGGTGGCGGTTTTGTCCCAGTTGGTACCGGTCGCCAGTTCGGCGTCGGTAGGCGACTTGCCGCCGGCGGTGGTATCCCAGGTGTAACCCTTCAGGCCCAGGCCGAAGGTGTAGTCAACCTGAATAGTGGTTTCGATGCGCTCCTTGCCGTTCGAGGTCTGTACGTTGCTGACCATATCGCGGCCGTCATGCACCAGAGCGGCACCCTGCACCAGCGACAGGATGATTTCCTTGTTCGGCGCAGGATCTACGCCGGCCTGCATCAGCGCCGGGGCGTCGGTAACCACCGAGACCTTGCCGAGGATGTCGATCACGCGCACGTTGCCAGCCTGGAACAGCTGCTGCTGGTTTTGCAGGGCTTGGCCGATCAGCTTGTGATAGGTGGTGCCCTGCATTACCTGGGTCACCAGGTTCTGGCTGGCATCGCCGAACTTGGCGTGAGTGTTGTTCAGCGCGGCCTGGCTGATACCCAGCGTGGCCGATACGTCGTTCACTGCTGCGGACTGAGCAGTGATCGCTGCTACCAGGGCGGCGATTGCGGTGTTCAGTTGATCCTTCAGCAGGATTTCAGCAAACGCGCGGCTTGCAACTTCAACACCTTGAGCGGTTGGACGCTCAAGCCAGGTCATTTGCGATGGCTCGTAACGAACCGGGCCAAAGCCACCAGCTACTTTCACGGACGAGTTCTTCAGCTCGGCCAAGTCGGTGATCGGTGCGGTGCCGTTGGCTGCATAGCGGTCAACACGGCGCTGGGCGGCCGCGAGAGTCTGGAAGAACGACTCTTGCAAGAAGTCGCCAGTGAAACCGTCCGGAGAGAGAACGATGGCACCACGACTGGCAGCATTGAACGCCTCCAGATATTGGTCCAGGGTCTCGATGGTGGCCTTCATGATGTAATCGTTGAAGACCTGCATTTGGGTCAGAGACATAGTGTAAATCCTTAATTGAGAGGGAGATCAGGGAACTGGCTGGCGATTGCCGCCGTGCGTTCCGTTTTGGTGCCGCCGATGTTTCCTTTCGCGGCCCCGCCGCCCTTTCCAGCACCGCCGGCCCCGCCGCCAGATGCCTTGCTACCTGCGATCAATGGACCGAACGCAGGGTCGTTCATGAATTCAGCTTTCAGCTCATCCAGTGTGGTCGCGGAGAGCTTGCCGGCCTGGTCCAGCACTACTACGGCGGGTTTCCCGTCGCGCTGTTCGACGCTCAGGCGGCGTTCGATATGAGGAAGCAATGCCTTGGCGCTGCCGGGGATAGCCAGCGTGGTTGCGATGTCAGTAGCGGTACGGCCGACGGTCAGATCACGGATCTGCGTACTCAGCGTGCCGCGTTCCTGCTCCAGTTGGCCGCTCAGCTCGGCTTCACGGCGGGCGTACTTCTCGGACCAGGACTTTTCGAGTTCTTCGACGTTGCCGGACTTGCGGGCCGACTCTTCACGCTCCAGGCGGGCCGCGTCTTCAGCCTCCTTGCGCGCCTTATCAGCCGATTTCTTCTCATCCAGCAGTTCCTGGACCTTCGACTTCAGGCCGGAAACGTCTTCAGGCTGAGGCAGCCCCTCGATATTCAGGACGAACTTGCCATCCTTCTCGACGTACATGGATTGAACGGATTCGTCGACGCCTTCGAGGCTGTCCAGTTGGAATTTCAAGGTCATTGCTGTCTCCCAGAGACTTGGTGCAGGCCCTGCCTGCGGACATAAAAAAGCCCCACCAAATGGCAGGGCTGTTCAATCTTGATTCTTGTTACAAGCCTGATCGCTCGAATGCCAGCGGCTCAAGGTCTCGTAATTGCTGCAGTGTTAGAGTCTTGCCGTTGTCGTCGATGAACTTGTCCAGGGTCAGGTCGCCCTTACTGAACAGTGCGTAACGATTTGGGCCGAGGATGTCACGCTGAAAGGACGCAGGTTGCCGCGCAAGCCATTCCTGATAGCTCGTCTTGCTCGACACCAACGCCACCCCATCAGGCCCGATTGAGGGCCGGGTAGAGCCTGGAATCACCCGTGCAAATTCAGCTTTGAGCACAGGCACCAGTGACGTTCGGCACCCCCAGTGATATGGAGGCTTCGGACCATCCAGGGGGATAACCGTCTGGTCGATGCTCATGCAGTACAGTGTGGTATGGGAGTCGAGCGTAGCGATCCGACGCATACCTTCAAGGATGTCGTCATTCGCCTTGAGCGTCTCAACCCTGGCGGTGCTGGCGATGTGGTTGGTCATGGTTCGAACCAACGACGAAGCCTGATCCTGCTGCAACTGGTGAATACTGGTCAGGCGCCTGCTGATCTGTTGACTGGTCTCGCCCAGGCTTGAGCCAATCTGAATCTCGCCGATGATCTCGGCTGCCTTCTTGGTGCCGAACTGATCAAGGGCACCACTGATGCTGATGCGTTGAACACCCTTGCGAGCCTCCAACAACAACGGATCAGCCATAGCCGCAGCGCTCACCATCTCTGCTGACGGTACGTTGAGTTGAACAACCGCCCGGACCACCTTGCCCAGCATCGTCGCGTTGAACTGGGCCTCATAGGCTGCAAACTCTCCCAGGTCGAGCTGTGTCCGGCCCTTCAAGTCGTCGTAGATGCCCCGCAAATCGCCCTGAAGCGTTTCTATCTGCGAGGTATAGCGCTTGGTCCCGTAGGCGCTCAGACCTTCCGAGACTCTCGCCTTGGCCGTCTTGATCGCCTTGCTGAGGAATGATGCTACCCGCTTTAGGTTGCCGCCCGCATACCGCTGGACGTAAATCTGGTGACGTGTGGTGGCGTCCTCAAGAAAGCCTTCGTTGCTCACTGGAGCGGGCCTTTAACGTGATGAATGGTCTTCCCATACCCGTCGGCAAGAACAACAATCTCAGCGTCATCGAACGGAATATTCTTCACCACGACGCTGTCGGCATTCAGGACCTCGCAACGAGTTGCCTTCAGTATCACTTCGTCGCCAGCGTCATTGATCCGCCATCCGCAGGACCCGTCACCGTTCCGGTAAAACCGTTTGATATACATGCCCTACTCCCTCGTGACTATTCGGTTGTCGCCACCGGTGGCGCGCTGGCCAGCTCTTCATCGATCTTTTCATCCGTGCGGTCCGCCTCAAGCACACCACCCTGACGCAGGTTCACGCGAACATCCGACTTGGCAATGAAGCCCTGCTGCCACAACTGGACCTGAGCCATGATGTCCTGGGCCGTCATGGTCTCGTCGAAGAACGACTGATTGAGCCAGAACACGGTGCCCTTCTCGTCCGGCTCGCCGATCATGAAGCGCTCGGCGTCAAGGATCGCCCGCTTCAGGGCCTCCGAGACGTTCCCGGCAATGGTGCCAAGGACGGAGTTGTCGGAGCTATAGCGGATACGAACAGCCTCTGCCGTCTCGGCGCCACTTCCCTGCTGGACGATACGGGCGCCGATCATGAGCATCTGCTCTTCCTTGTCCTTCATCAGCGTGCGGGCCAATTGGCTTTCAGTTGCCTGGATCAAGGTGGCCGATCCAGTCGCGCCAAGGTTGTACCCTCTGGTCGAGCCGATGTGCATGCCGTTCGGGTTAAGCCTGGCGAAGCTATCGGCATCGATGCTGGAAGTTACGAATAAGGTCGGCTGACTGCTGATAAAGCCACTCTCTTCCACCGTGGCACTATTGCCATAGTGAAGAATATTCACGTCTGCCAAGTCTTCTAAGGGCGACTTATCCACGTCTGGGTCGTTATCTTCTGCACCGTAGAAACTGAACGGAATATGGTCAAATGGCTTGCCTGCCTTATCTTTTGGCTGGACATCCGGCTCCGAATCAAGACCCTCTCCATACACGCGCTGGACATATGCCCCGTCAACCATAAGCAGGACACGGTATTGAGTGCCCGTGGTTCTCTCCAGACTGATCGAACTGAACTCAGATACGCGTTCCTTTAAGCAGACATATACAAGACGTTTGACTCCATCGCTCGTCTCCTCTTCCCAGTCGATGATCGACTCGGCGTCGTAGTGATGGATCAGGGCGCGGCGCCCCTCCATGTCGGTCATTGATGACACGCCTTCCACATTTGGAAAGTCCACCAAAAACCCTCCGCGCCCAGTATCCAGACACTCCCCTACAGAGCGTTTGGAAAGCTGCTCCAAGCTTGTGCCGTCACCACTAGCGTTCTCTTTCAGATAATCAACTGCTGCGGGAAGATCCAGCTCTGCAGTCTTGCGAAAAATGGCCCCCATAAGCCCTTTACGAGTACGCCCAGTGATATTCAGATACATAGCTCGTTGCTTGTAGCGCTTGTACCGAGCCTGATTCTCGGGAGTCTTGTTATCTGGGTCAGGCATCGGCAGGTATTCGTCGTGCTTACGAACCTCTCGAGCGCCGGCCACGCAACGCTTCACCAGCTGCCAGCCAGCCAGGGCTTTCGCATACTCTGCCCGTGGAATGAAATTTGGCATTGATGGCCTCAGAAGGTGAAGGTGACAGGGATGTGGGTCATCGGCTTGATGATCGGGTAGTCGTGGTGGATGAAGTAGCCACCGGCGTCGTTCGCATGGTCCACGCCTGATTTCTTGTCTGGTTCGCCATTGGGCGACCACACCTGCTGCTCCAGGCCATCCGCGTAGGTCGGGCAGGTAAACGGATTCACCAGATACCGCCGCTCGCCCTGCGCATTGCAGAACATCGCGTTCATGGCGTTGATCCGGTTCTTCACAGGCGGGTTGGCTACCGGCGCGATCACCGAGAAGCCAGCCTGCCGAAGGATGGCAATGTCCGTCTCGCTTGCGTTGACCGACTTGCGCGAACCGCCCGAGGCGTCCGGGTAGATCCTGATTTCGCAGGTCTTCTCGTAATCCTTGCCGTTGTGGCGCCAGTAGCGCTCCTTGATGCGCCTGATCATGTCCGGCGTGTCGTAACCATCCACCAGCTCATCCGCCGCACGCGGCAGACCTTCGCCTCGCTTTACGTGCGTGATCGCCGCCATCTTGCCGACGTTGAAGTCCATGCCGATAAACAGGGGCTCGCCTGGCTGCACGGTGTCGAAGCAGCTGTTCAACTTGCGATCATACGAGTGATAGATCGAGCCCGACGTCAGGTTGACGAACTGGCCGTTGAGATAGGCCAGGATCAACTGAGGTGGGTACGACTCCATCAGAGACTGAATGTAGTCAGGCGGCAGGTTCAGTTCGTTGTCGAACGTGCTGGCCTGCACAAGGCCGTACATATCGCCCAGCGAAGGCTTGTCGCGAACCTGCTTCAGGAACTGCTGGTAGACGAACTTGTAGCCTTCCGGTGTCGTCGTTACGTCCACACCGTTGCGCAAGCCTGGGGCGTTGTAGCGCATCCTGGCAATGATCTTGCGCCACGCCTGCTGCGCCTTGACCAAGCTCATTACGTCGAGCTCATCGACCAAGGCATGACCAATCTTGAAGCCGACGATTGTCTGCGGCTTCTCCATGGATCGGCATATCACGGTTCCGCGGTATTGCCGGCCACTGTAAACGTGCACCTCATGGTTCGACTGGTTGATCTCAGTGCGAAGCCCCCAGTCGTGCGCCACCTCTTCCATTGTCGGGTAGAAGATGTCGCGGATCTGGGCGTATGTCGGAGCGAAATAGCCGGCGTTGATGCGCGGCCACTCCCAGAAGTGCTTCCCCAGGGCGGAGCAGCCTACCCACGTCTTGCCCGAGCCGAACCCGGCCACGAAGGCGCGGAACTTGTGAGGCAGTGCCAGGAACTGGGCTTGAGGTACGTTAAGGCTCGGCATTCGGGCGTCTCGCGTCAGTCACCACCACTTCGATGCGCTGAGGCAATGGGCCTTCGTCGTCAGGGTCGAGTTTCTTCATCATGTCGGCGCGCTTCGACTCAAGGTCACCAATACGGCCGAGCAGACGATTTATGATGTCCTCATAGCCTTGGCGTCGACGCTGGGTTGTCATTGAGGGGCGGCCTGGCTCTTTCGGCTCTTCGCCCTCTTCAATCGGGTCGGTCGCCTGGGTGTGGATGCTCTCCATGTCCAGAACAAGGCCATCGCCCGCCTCTGCCTTGGCTTGGGCCATCAGTGCGCGCCTCAGCTGTAGCTTGGCGATCTTGATGTCGTCATCCAGCGTTCCAATGCCGATGTCATCCCATAGGCCATGCTCGTCGGCAGTTAGCGTGTCGGAGTAGATGCCGTGTTTGCGGGCGTGCTGGTTGCCTTTGTTGGCCTTGGTGGCCGCCCCGCCGTGTAGCTTGCAGCGAGAGGAACCCGGTACAGCGTGTCGCTTGCATGGTTCCCCGTTGCTGCGCTTCTTTGCGCCGCATAGGGCCATGGTTAAGCCTCATTCATGGGGTGTTTCGCGAACGGATGGACATTCAACGTCGTTCGAACGTCATTCAATGGTCGTTGGGTGTGTCCAGCAGCACATCAATCAGCTTCTGATCACCCAGGCGCATCGCACCGAGGCATTGCAAGTCGTCGCACTTGGGCCCGAGGCCGAACACTGTCACCTCTCCCTTCGCGCCGATCAGTGTCAAGGCGCCTACGGTGCACTCGGGATGCTCACCAGCATCGAGGTCATCTGCGATCTTGCGCAGGGTATTGGCGGCGTCGCGCCAATCCTCCCACTTGAACTCCAGAACCTTGACGGTCATACGGTCACCATCTGGTGTGTCTGTGCATGGGCGTGGCCGTGGAGCAATCCAACGATCAGGCCTTGAGGCAGTCCGGCAGCCTTGGCAGCGTCAACGGCTTCGGCGATAGCCTTGTCGAGAGCGCTTACCGCTGCATTGATTTCCTGGCTCATCGGTAGCACGTGCCGCAGGCGGGTGACGTTACCCATGAAGTCGAGACTTCATCTCATAGCCCATCAGCGGCCACAGTTCCTGGGTAGCGTTCTCGACGGCGATCTTCTCGCCAATCTCGGCATTGTCGTTCGCCGACGACGCGCTCGCCGATGGGCGACCTGTCACAGCGAACCCATTGATAGTGGTCAGCACGGCCCAGCGCAAGACCTGCCCAGAAGGAGAAACGTGCTTAACGATCTCGGTATGGGCAATGTTGGCTTGCAGTTCTGCAAGGGTGACTCGCGGCGCGGTCAGGCCCTTGGCTTGGATTTCCTGTTCGATTGTTTTGTCGTTCATACCCAACCCTCATGATTACGCGCCACGATTTGGCGCATTCGAAAACGTGGTGCGGATTACGGTGCAAGTCCCAGTTGCTGGTCGAACAGTTCTCGGATCTCGCCAAGCCTGCCCATCACAAGCGGCTCACCCTTCAAATGAATCAGATGGGCCAACTGGTGAACTATCCCCTCATCCGAGAGCACCTGGCTCGTGGGCAGCTCCTTAAACCAGCACACGAACACCGCGAAGTGCATCGCCGCAGGCAGTTCCTTCAGGAAGCGCTTGTCGGTCATCCGGACGAATCGGGCGTGTTCTTCGCGTAGGTCTTGGTAGCTGGCCGAGTAGCGGTTACCGTTCAGGACGTAATCCATTCGGACCGCCCTCAATAGATCGGCGCCGGCAGTACCGGGCGCCTTTGGTTTAATCGGTCTTGCGTCTGCGATCATCGGTGCAGGTCATGCAGTGCTCGCAGTTCAGCGTCTGGCACAGCCATGCCTTCACCCGCTGCCAGTACGTGACCATGAAGACGTGGCGGGCACCGGCCAGGGCCAAGAACACAAGAAGCGTCGTGCCCGCCGTGGTTGGCGCAAGGAAGATGTTCTGGTTGCGCGCCATGGCGACAAAACCGCTTATGGCGATAACCGAATAGATCAGCTTCCCAAGGATGCCGTCCCTCACCTTTCCGCTCAGTACGCACCAGGCCGCCCATAAGGCGATGAGGCCGCAGGCGATGGAGTTGATCAGTTCAAGATTCATGGTGGATTGCCTCCTCCGAACCTCTGGCGGATAAGTGCCCAAAGGTCAGCGGATTTAATGGCTCGGTTGATGGCCGCCAGGAGCGAGCCGCCGAATGCGCCCAATAGGAAACCAATGCCGGCGACGATCTTGGGCTCGGTCACGCCCAGGTAGGTGCTGACCATGCTCGTGAGGTAGATAGAACACGCCACTCCGGTGATAAGGAAGATCACCCAGGCACGCCAATCAGCCAGATCGTCCTTGTGCCACCAACTGGCAATCACGGCCCCAATGAGGCCCGCAATCAGCAATTCAAACCTGTCGATCTTGTCGAGCAGGCGCTGTAAATACTCCATGCGCTCGACTCCGTGGGGCATGAGAAATTGGCCGAAGGCCATGTAGAATCCCTTCGTCAACAATCCAAGGACAAGGGTATGAAAACAATAATATCGATAGCACTGCTGACATCCGCCTGCATCCCAGCGGCAACATACGCCGCAGACTTCTCGGCAGCAGACATCTGCAAGGCGGCCATATCTGTAGAGATGGGTCGCCCCACAAAAACCATGAAAACGAGAAGCGCCGAAACCACTCCTGAAATCTCTTATCAGCGGCCGGACGGGGATTCTTTTCGCTACCGATGCCAGGTGACCAGCGATCGAGTGGTCTGGTCTGCGTTCATGGAGGACACGCGCGAGTGGGGGCGCTGGAGAAATCAATACTCGGACGGCGATGCCGCTACGACTTACTCAACGTCTAATGGAGTGCTGACGATTAGCAACGACCAGGCTGGCGACCAGACTTTCAAAAAGAAGGATTTCTGAGGCCCTGAATAGGTCCCTCATCAGCGTGACAAGTCAGAGGCTCTGCGGGCTTGTGGAAATCTTTGGCACAAAAAAACCCGGCGCTTGTCCGGGTTCAGGGTTTCGTGTGCGTTTCGCGTTACTTGTGCACTATGGGGAAAGTACATCAAAAACCCCAACATGACAACACCTTTATGCCGCTAACTCTTCTTTTTCTGCGTGAATAACCTGCCATACCGGCTGCTGTACACGAATATCCACTTCTTCAATGGCGTCTCGCAGGAAATTCCACGCCTCCTTCCAGTCCCTATCCCACACTTTGGGCTCTATGTGGACGCCGTAGAGCTTGAGCATGCCCTCGGCGATACGAGCGGGCCCCCACTGAGCGCCGTCATGAGCCTCGACCTTGTAGGACTGCAGGGCCATCGTCACAAGGCAATGCACCTTTGCTTCCTTGGCTTCGGTCAGGGTGGAAAAGTCCACGCAGCTCCAGATCAGCTTCTCGGCGTTGAGCACGTGGGCGAGCGTCATGCATGGGTGATACAGGTAGTGCCCGAACTGTTGCTCCTGGAATGGAAGAGTTCCGATAGCGCGCAGGACTTTGCCGATGGTGGCCAGGTGTGCGGCGCGGGCTGTGGACTTGCCGGCGGATGTGCGCCGAGTTTCGCTGATGCTGATGCGCTGCCCAGGCACGGAGAAGCGTCCAGCCTCCTCCCCTTTCTCGCTGCCCATGGCTGGAAACTTGGCGTCACGCTTGCCGATACGCCCGCCCGTCTTCACTGGAGCCGACTCTGCTCGGTCGATGGCCACAGCGCTGATCGACGCGTTCGACTCATGCTGCGCCTCTGTCCATACCTGCCTTGCGTTGATCAGTTTCATGCGGCTTGCTCCTTCTTCAGTTCTCTGGTCTTTGCCCGGTAGTCGGCGGTCATCGCCTTCAACTCGTCCACGGTGTACTTCTTGGCCTCATGAGGGCCTTCCAGCCACTCGACAGCCTCGGCGCCGATGCGCTTCACCAACTCAATCCGGTAATTGACGATGTTCCCGGAAAGCCGGGTATTGCACGGCGAGCACTGGCGGTGGCAGTTCATCGGCTCGAAGCGCAGCGCTGGATTACTTCCCACCGTCCGGTAATGGCCAGCGTCATACTTGCCCTGGTGGTGCCGGCCGCAGCTGACGCATGGCAGCGCTGCGTCGCGGGCGCGGACCCAGGCGTTGAAAGCCTGCTGTGTGTCCTTGAGGTGATCCGCCCTACTCTTCAGCTTCTCCTTGCGAACCTTGATGTCGCGGCGCCCTACTTCGGCCAGGGCCTTGCCGGCGATCGCCCGGCCCTTCTCGGACTTGCCGTGTGCGATCGCGCAGTCGATCTCACCGCACACAGCCTGCGAATCGCGCAATGGCACGAACATCCCCCGGCACTCTGGGCAGCGCCGGCGGCGTGGCCTGCCGGACGCGAGCGGAGTCTTGCGTTGCAGCGGGGTGCGCTTCATACAGCCTCCTTGGCTTTCTGCTGCTCTGGGGTGAATTGACCGCGCAGGGGCATCAGGTTCTTTTCGTGCTTTACCGCATGACTGCATCTGAATTTGCACAACCATCCACCTACTCTGGCGGCCGGCCTGAATTCGTAAACCTTGCCCGTGGTGGGTGAGACGATCAGGTCCCCAGGCATTACAAAACGCACAAGTTCCGCGGTCTCGCCCAGGTACCCACCTGAAATCACCAGTGCCAGATCGCCCGGCTTGAAGTTATGGCTCATGCGGCCTCCTTGAATGCTTCAAATTCCGCCATTTCGGTCAGTCGCTCTTCCGTGAGCGTCGGCCAGTCATGCAGCACCAGGTACGCGCAGCACTGGCGCCAGAAGTCTTGGAATGTCTCCTCCCCCATCGAGTCGTAGGAAAGGCTGCGGGGCGTCTTACGGGTGAGCTGGCCCAAGCCAGGGATGTCGAACAGCTCCTCGTCGCAGTACACGCCTGACTCCAGCTGCAAGGCCTTGATCGCGTCGTGGGACTGTTTCCCGGAAAACCTGTCGATGTTCTGGCTCAGCACCCGGCCCAGGCCGTGGACCAAGCCATTGAACCGCGGGTTGCGCGGCTGCTTGAGGTCCGCGCGGATCTTGGTGTTGATCCGGAAATCACGCTCGCGAAGGATCGACCGGTCGGCATCGGAGGACGGCACGAAAGCGGCGACCTCCTTGCCGGTGGCAGGATCGACCAGGCGACGCAGTACCAGGTAGACGGGCATTGGGCGAGGTTTGGCGGGCTTAGCCATGGCTCACCCCCAGCATGTATGCAAGGCCAATGCAGATACCGACAGTAAGCCCAGATCGGTAGGTCGCCCCAAACCCGGCAACAACTGCGACTGCAAGAAAGGCGATCAGATTGCTCATGACTGCTCTCCCTTGCCCATGGCGGCGTCGATGGCGATCTCGTATGCCTGGCCACACCCCGAGAATTCGCCTTCTGGGTAATCCAGTTCGACAAAAACTCTTTTGCCTTCCATCAGTGTCAGCGCCCCATAGGCGCAATCACGAGCGAATCGGTGGCGTTTTGCGTCAACCTGATCCTTGCGCCATTCATCACGCAGGGCCTTGGCTGCCGCGACCAGAGTTTCGTTCTCGGCCTTGAGCTGCTCGCGCTCGGTTTGCATCAGGTTTGCCCGCCCAGTTGCGATTGCTGCGGCTTTGCTCTCGGCGTTGATAACCTGCTCAGCCCTTGTGCATGCGGCCGACAGGCGCTCGCTCTCGGCGATCAGGGCGAGGACTGCAGCGGGGTTGGCGGCAGCGTACAATTCCATCAGGAAGCTGTTCCAGACAGGCCATGGTTCGCCAGCGGCAACCCAGTCGCCGTGTTGCTTGATAGCAGCCTCGGCCAGCCGCTTCAGTTCGGTGTAGTCGGTCATCATGCGAACTCCCGCAGCGCTTCCTGCAGGCGCTTGGCCTTGGTGATCGCTTCAGCATTGCTCTCGCGTTCAGCCTCTACCGAAAGCGCAACCTCTTCGATGCGAGCGGCCAGAGCTTTCATGCGCTTGCTGAAATCATCAGCCAGGCTCACGACTTCGCCGGAAAGGCTGGCCAGAACATCCAGGGCGCCTTCGGACTTCTTGATCGAAACAACGGCTTGTTTGGCTACCTGGGTCACGGCTTGCTCCTTGATTGGCTTGGGGGTTGCTGCGTCACGTTGAAATTTGCCGCCGATCGGTTCACGAATCAGGCCGGCTTCCTTGAGTTCGCCGAGGGCGCGACGGATGGCATAAGGCGAGGCACCTGTAGCCTTGGCTGTCGATACGGCGCCGTGGATTTCGTGGTTGCTCCAGCTCGTTTGGATCGGGACGTAGGAGAAGATCTTCTGGGCAATTGAGGACTGGCCGGCGAGAATTTGAGCTTGTCGAGATTCATTCATGGCCATTAGAAGCCACCTGCAGGGTTGAATTGGTTGAGAAGTGACTTCGAGCTACGGCGCGGCGGCGGTACTGAAGCCTCTTGCTGCTGCTCTCGACTCCCGGCGTAGTTGACGAACCGTGCGAACTCGCCCTGGTGCTGAAGAAGGCAGTGGCCAACCGAGGCGTGTCGGTGCTTCACCACATCGATCTCGGTTACGCCGCTGCGCCCAAGGTCCGAATCAGCGTCACGGTGGGCAATCATGATGATGTCGGCGTCTTGCTCAATCTCACCGGAGTCACGCAGGTCGGACATTTGCGGCTTCTTGGTCGAGCGGGTTTCGATGCTGCGATTGAGCTGGGCCAGCACGATGACCGGGAGGTTCAGCTCCTTGGCCATTGCCTTGATGCCCCGGCTGATGGCGCCCAACTCAAGGTTCCGGTTCTGCTGGCGGGAGCCAGCCTCAGGCGCAATGAGGCCGATGTAGTCGATGACAATCAGGTCAAGCGGCTTGCCACGGTGCTGGAACCTGGCGATGTTGCGAATCCGACTCAGTGGCAGACTGCCCTTCTGGCAAATGCGCAGATCCGCCGAGTGCATGCGGCTCACGGCGCCGGTGATGCGGGTGATCGACTCGTCGTTGCCCATGGCCTGACCGGTGTCGATACTCCCGAGTGTCACTGCTGACGAGGCTGCCAGGCTGCGCTTGGAAAGCTCCTTGGCCGACATTTCGAGCGAGAACACCAGTGCGGACTTGCTTTCGCGAATGGTGAGTTGTTCCGCAATACCCAGACCCAGGGTCGTTTTCCCAGTACCTGGGCGGCCAGCGATGATGATGACGTGCGAACCGCGGAGACCCTGGACAATCTCGTCAAGATCCTTCAGGCCCGTGGCGTGTCCGTTGATGCCTTCACCATTGAAGCGAGCATCCATTTCGTCGACAACTGGGCCGAGCGCTTCGCGCAGGGTGATCACATCCGGCTCATCGTCTTCGCTGTTCAAAGCCAAGACGGCCTCTTGAGCGTCGGCAATGATCCCTGGCAGCGGGCGTGCGTGACTCGCCATGTCGATGATTGATTGGCCGATGGCGGCGATCTTGCGAGCCTTAGAGCGCTCCACGACGATGCGGGCGTACTCCTTCCCGTTCGATGCGCTGGGTACGTCACGCATGATTTCAGAGGCACGAACGATGGTCAGTTCGCCGCTCGACAGCTCGGTACGGATATCAGACAGGGATACCGAGTCAACTGGGCGGCCAGCTGATCGGGCGGCCAGGATCATGGCGTACAAGTCAGAGGCGTCGGTGTCGAAGAAGTCAGCCGGAGAAACCAGCGCACCGATGGACTCGATCAGTTCAGGCTTGTGCATCAGGGCGCCGATTACGCCGAGTTCAGCTTCTGGGGATACCAGTGGGCGGTCAGCGATCATAGGGCCTCCAACACTTTCAGGACCTTGTCCTGGCGGGTCAGAAACTCGATGTCGGCAGTCCAGCCCCGGTCGTTGTCGCCGGTCCAGTGCCTGTTGGCCAGGCAGTCAGTGAAGTACGCGGTCCAGAAATCGCCCTTGCGGAACGGGTGAACACCGTTGATCTCCAGGTTCCAGCAGCCCTTGATCAAATTCTTGCGTTTGGTCGAGAGCTTCAGGCACTTCGGCAGCGCTTCGCCGCAGACGGTGTTGTAGATCTCCTGAATTTTGCCGTACGGGATGCGGTCGGCTTTGGCTGGGGCTGGTTGATCAGGCTTCGGGGCGCCCTGTTGTTCCGGTTCAGATTCCAGAACCTCGCCGGTCGAAGCGTCAGCGGCGACAACTGCGTTAGCAGTTAGATTTGTATTTATGTCTTTTATGTGTGTAATTTTCGACACGGTTGCATGTATCTTTTCTACACAGTGTGTAGATTTCAACACAGTGGATTTGTGGTCGATTTTCCATTCATTTACAGGCAGGAAAGTGACCGGATCACGGCTTCCACCATCACGGAACAGAACCCGCTGACGGATAAGAGAGTTGATCGCCCGGGATACGTTGGCACGCTCCGTCACAGCCTTCGCTGTGTCGCCATACAGCATCTTGGCGATGTAGAGCGCTGCCACCTTCACGGATTCTTTGTTGTAGCCAGCCGTAAGCCTATGGATAGCCAGAGCGACACGTAGCTCGCGAGCAGACAGTTCAGCCCCTATGAGGGCTTCTTGCAGGTTGTTGTCCATCCGGGTAAATCCCCCGGTATTGCGAAGTGGGATGACATTGCTCATACTGAATCCGTCCTGAAGTACATATCACTCGACCCGGCTGCAACCGGACGAGACAAAGAAGCCCGCAAATGACTTACACAGTCCTTGCGGGCTTTTCTTTTGGCTACGTCGCTGTAGAGGCCACGGATCATTGCCGCCGCCTGCATTGCTTCCTGCATATGGAATTCTTTGGTTCCTGCCAGCACCGGACCTGATTCGCCCAGGGTCAACAAAACCCGGTCAATGACCTTGTTCACGCTTTCCGCTGGATGCGCCGATCTGCTGGCCATGGTTATTCCTCCACCAACTGATCAACACCGTTGATGAATTCCATATACCGACTGGCCATGTGCATGTAAGCGGCCACGTCCTTCTCGTTAAAGCAGCGCATTTCAGAAGGAACAATCTTCAGGCCGAGAAACGCCAGGATCTGAGCAAACTGCTCAAACTTCTCTGGGCGCATCCGGCAAATCGTTGCTTCGTCGCAACCGACTGCAATCGAAATCGGCCCGTTGCCGACCGACGTAACCCCCTGCAAGATGAAGTGAAGACTCTTGCGGGCCATTGCGACCTGCTTAGGGCTTAATTGATGGGTCGACATGATTAGGCCGCCGACGAGAGTTCAGGCCAAATCACGGTCCAGTCATTTGGGCGCAGGGATTTGCGAGTCAGCAGACCGCAGGTTTCCCGCTCAAGAGACGAAGCCACGCTGGCGGACGCTTGCTTGTTGCCATAGGCAATCTGTTTCAGGTAGCCGCGAGTGGTCCCGGTTCTTTCTACAACCTCGTCCGAGGCTGTTTTGAGCCACTCCAATAACTGTGTGTTTTTGGTTCGCATCACGGATTCTCCTAAGTGATGCGCCAATTCTTACCCATAGGTAAGCATTAAAGCAATACCCGCAGGCCATTTACCTATAAGTAATCGGAAAGCATATTTGCGTCATGGATATAAAATTGATCAGAAAGGCAAATCTTCAACTACTTATCGACCGACAGTACGGCATCGGTAAGCATGGCGCGAAAGCTGAATTCGCTCGTCGTATGGGCAAGCAGCCTGACTACATTTCCCGGTGCCTGTATCCGCCAGATAAGCCTGGGGCAAAGAACGTAGGCGAGGTTTTCGCTAGAGCAGTGGAGAAGGAATTCAGGCTGGATGAATACGCATTCGACAGGCCAGGCCTAGGCGGCTCAGATGTCATTGATGTAGAAGGGTTGCCCGAAGCGCTTGCACAAAAAATAAAAAGCTATCGCCCGACGATTTCGGTTGAGCGCTTAGATATCGCTGCCTCTATGGGCCCTGGCACGGAGCCACCAGAAATGAACATGGTTGTTGAGCACATGCGCCTCGATGCCAATTGGGTGCGCCAGAACCTCGTCTACACGTCTACTGACAACCTAAGGCTGATCTCGGGTCGCGGAGACAGCATGGCGCCCACTATCCGTAACGGTGATGCCCTGCTCGTAGATTCCGGCGTCACGTCTGTCGAGTCAGATGCAATCTACTTTTTCTTGATGCGCGGCCAGCACCACGTTAAACGAATACAGCGAAACCTCGACGGCCTGACAATTATTTCGGATAACGGCCAATACCGAGAGATTGACGTACCCGGCGACCGCGAAAGCGACATCCAAGTTCTAGCACAAATCATTTACTGGTGGACCGGACGGAGCTTCTAGCCGTGCCCCTCCCAATCTGAATCCGTAGCCCGCCACCGAGCGGGCTTTTTTGTGTTTGCCACCCAAAAGAGTACAAATGTTCTCTATACAGTATTGCCATTTATCAAACGGTAAAATACTGTATGGATAACCAGCAAAGGAGTACCAACCATGGCAAAAGCTAAGCCCCTGGCTAAACCCGAACCATCTTCGTATGAGCTTCTGGCTATGCGGATTCAGCGCACGATCAATGCGACTACAACCCAGACCGCCAAGCGTACGGTTATCTATAAGGCCTCAGATGAGCTGGCCGAGGACTGGGACCAGCTCCTGATGGATATCGACGAGGCTGATATCGTGACCTTGGAACATCGCGACGATGGTGGCGTGCTGGTGTCGTGGATTGTGCCGAAAGAAGACTGATCGCAAAAAAAATGATAAAGCCCGCCGAGTGCGGGCTTTTTTGTGGGCGCGCGAAAATATCTTACCTAAAGGTATTGACCTTATGTTTTACCTACAGGTATTGTTCACTACGTCGAGTCACCCAACAGGGACTCGCCAGGGCCTCACAAGACCCGCCGCTCTTTAAATCCGCTAAGCAACACTCCGCCCTACGCCTCGGCAGAAGCCCGGCAATAAGCCTGGGGGAGATAACGCAATACGGCCTGCTTCCGTGTCCGGTGATTCGGCGCGCAAGGTTTGCTGAGCAAGAGATTTACGAGTTCTTCGGCGAAAACCCACCGGAGACGATGACAAGGCGCTGGCGATGAAACTTCGAAACCACATGGCCCTGCTCGACCTTGAGTTGAGTTTCAAGCCTTCGAATGTGGGCAAGAAGTTTTGCGCCGCGCCCTGGCTTCAAGGTTTCAAACAAGGCATGAGCGTCTTCTATCTGCTTCTGGATGTTGGCGATTTTTTGCTTTGACGACATTTGATTCACCGATTCAGTTGAAAGCGGACTGTAGCAAGGTTCGCCGAAAGCATCACTGCTGCGCCCGGCATGCCGTCGTAGCGGTCAGTACAGACATTTGATTCAAGCCTGTGACCGACGCCAGTAGCGGGTCACGGCGGAAAGCATCACTGAGCAGCCTTCTCGCGAGGGCTGCTTGGGATGACGACCGAGCCCCGGAGGGCGACGCAATGTTCAATTTCACCAGCACCCAAGAAAACGGAAAGACCATCGCACGCCTGGGCGAATACACCGCTCACTTTACTAGCAGCGCTCGCAACACTCGGATCACGGCTGTCGTGATCGCCGACGAAGACAGTGGAGAGTGCCGCGCTACTGGTTCGCTGTTCTACCACTATGACGCCGCTGCCCAAGGGCATAGCCACTGCGACACAGGTGCCAGGCAGTACGACAACAACGTTTTGGTGTGACGGACCTTTTCACTGATGCACCTGGTGACGGGCGCATTGGGAAAACAACCGGAGAAACGGAAATGCCCAAGTACATGCTCGACTACATCTGGCTTTGCCGAGAGTGCAGCCTTGATCTGCGCACGATCGGCAACATGCTCCACATCGTAATTCCCTGCCTTCAGCGTGAAGCCACAGAGCTTCGAGGTGCGTTGATCGGGCTTGAAGGTCTCTACCCCGAACTGGAGCGAGACGCCGATCTATTGGAGTCGGCGATTCGTGCAGGTCTCCAGCGCTGCACCCCGCAACAGGGTCAGCAAGAACTGTTCGCCGCATGACGGACCTTTTCACTGATGCCCATCCAGAGCGGTGGGCAGCGGGAAAACAACCGTGAGGAAATCGAAGTGATGAAATTAAGCGGATGCGACATCGATGAGCGCGACCTTATACGAAGCGCTATTCGCAACCTTCAGGGCCCGAGCAAATATCGCTCCAAGCACGGGCAGGTCCGATGGGCGCTGGTGCGTGACGCTTTTGGTGTGGGTTCAGGCGTTGCCAGCGCGCTTTGCCGTGAGTTCGGGTTTGACCCTGAGGAAATGATCCGCTCGTGAATCTCCACGACAGCCTGTCGAAAACTGCCCGATCCTCTCTATGAGAGCGCATCGGGTACCCGTCAGCACTCACCCCGCGCCCATCGGCAACCAGCGGGAGGCATGAGTGTTGACGAGTACATGTGAGTCAACCACTGAGGAATCAGAAATGCGCCCAGTAATGACGATGGCCCCAATCTGGGAAACCAACAAAAAGGTCGGCAATAAAGACCTACGCGAAGCCCGCTTTCATCAGTGGGGTTGTGAGTACGAAGAGTTTGAATCCGGCCCCGGAAACTACACCGTCGCGGTTGTTGAATATGCGGACGGCTCGATCGGCACGGTTATGCCGGAAAACATCCGGTTTCTTGACTCGAAAGAAACGCAAGCCGGTGAAGTATCTGACTTCCTCAACCGCCCATTGACCGCCTAACCCCAAACACTGGAGGTCGCCATGAGCGACAAACAATGCGAAGTCATAGACGGTGAAGTCGTTCATGACTGGAAGCGCGTCAGTTGCTGGCGTGGCGATCCGGGAGCCGTAAACGGAACCGCCTATTACAGCTACCTGGAGTGCCGGGTATGTGGCGAAGAAAACCACAGCCACTCTAGCCCAGACGCTTACGAGCATTAACCATTCGCCACCCTGGAGGCGACCATGCATCACAGCATTCAATCACGCCGCGACATCGTCGACGGCTTGCATCAGCGCTCACTACTCGCCACCGCCGAGTTCTACAGGCTGACAGGCCTACAGGCGCCAGTGGTCACCTTCCGGATGATGGTCAAGCCAGCGGGCCGAGACTTCTTCCATGTGGTGGATAGCCGGACCGGCAAGGTCAGAGGGTACCGCCAAGACCATAACGAAGCCTGCGCCCTTGCTCGGCGCCTGGAGCGGGAGTAAATCATGAACAACTTCCTCGATACGCCAGAGGGGCCCGACTGGCTCCACGATGCGATCAACTCGCTGATCTGCGGCGACAACGTCACGGCGCCCCGTGCGCACGGCAAGTCGGTCGCCCTAGTCACTCCGCAGTCGTTGTGGGAAGCGCTTGCCGAGCATCTGGGAGCCCAGGAACACATCGCACCGCTGCTCACCGATAATCGCGAATATCCGATTGAGCGAATGATCTGCGGAGCTATCGCTGATGGCCGGCGATTACACGGCACCATCTACGATCTTGCGATTGAGGCAATCGGCCAGCCTAAAGGTGTCCACCCTACGGCGCTGCACGATGTAGCTGAAGCGCTGATCAGGCCGCACGCCAACGAGTACGGCCGGGCCCGCGCTGAAGAGCTTGCAGCTGACCACGCTGCTGACCTTGCCGAACAACGCAAGGCTGACGCGGCATGACACACAGCCAGCGCGTCCGGCGCATTGTTTTCTGGCGCAGCTCCTTCTTCGTTCTCTCGACCTGCACGGCCCTCATGTTGTACAGCGCGCTCTCCGCGCCCACCTCTCAATAACCAATACCTTCAATCGCTGCGAGCATCGCGGCAAGGAATCCCCATGTCCGCAGAACAGCAACTGGCGATCCTGCCAGCTAAAGAAGTAGCCCTGGCAGTGTTCAGCGCCCCTAACGGCCTTGACCCATACCTGCAAAGCGTCCGAGAAGAAATCGACAAGTTCAACGCCTCGGCGCCCGACGTTAAAACCAAGAAGGGCCAGGCTGCATATCGATCCATTGCTTACGACCTGGCTGGCTCGAAAACGAAGCTGGATAACTTGGGCAAAGAGCTTGTCGCCGAACTGAAGGATGTACCGAAGAAGATCGACGCCGAGCGTAAGCGCGTTCGTGAGCTGCTGAGCGCATGGCAAGAGGAGGTCAGAAAGCCGCTGACAGACTGGGAGGAGGCAGAGCAGGCGCGCAAAGACAGGCACGCCGATGGTATCGACAACATGAAGGATATGGCGCTGTTCGGTGAAGCGCCGCCGGCATCGGTGGTTGCCCGCGTGATCGCCGATCTGGAAGCCATTGCAATCGACGGCGCCTGGGAAGAGTTCCTGGCCGAAGCCGCACAGGCGAAGGACCAGGTGCTGGCGAAGTTGCGCACCCTGCACGCCGAGCGCACCCAGTACGAGGCTGAGCAGGAAGAACTGGCCCGGCTGCGCGCCGAGGCAGAAGCCCAGGCCCAGCGCGACCGTGATGCAGAAATTGCCCGGGGCGCAGCCGAGCAGGCGCAGCGCCAAGCAGAAGAACGCGCCCAAGCCGAACGTGCCGCCGCGGCAAGGCGTGAGCAGGAACTGCTGGATCAGGCCGCAGCAACTCAGCGAGCCGCTACACAGGCTGCACTCGACGCCGAGGCCGCCGCCGAACGCCAGCGCCTGCAACTGGAGCTACAGGCCGAGCAAGCCCGCAATGCTGCTGCTCAGGCGGAAGCCAACCGTATCGCTATCGAGCAGCGTGCTGAGCAGGACCGGCTTACAGCCATTCGCAGGCAGGAAGAAGCTGTAGAGCAGGCTCGACTGGCGGAAGTAGCCAGGGCGAACGCAGCCGCTGACGAAATCCTGCGCCAGGAAAAGCTGCGGGAGAAAGACAAGGCTCACAAAGGCGCGATCTACAAGGCCGCCAAAGAAGCATTCATCCAACACGGCATGACCGAAGAGTGTGCGCGACTAGCCGTAAAGCTGGTCGCAAGCAATCTGATCCCCGCTATGTCCATTCAATACTGAGGTCGCCATGAGTAGTCTTGCAGTGACAGATGAGGTCGAGCGCTTGCCGACCATTCAAGCCGATTCCACCACGATCATGTCGATCATCCAGCAAGTGGCAATGAGTCCTGATGCTGATATCGACAAGATGGAGCGCCTGATGCTCATGCACGAGCGCTTTCAGGCTCAACAGGCCAAGCAGCAATACGACGAAGCCTTGGCCCGAATGCAGGAAGAATTGCCTGTGATCGGCGAGCGTGGCGGCATCAAAGACAAAAACGGCCGCATCCAAAGCACTTATGCGCTCTGGGAGGACGTGAACGAGATGATCAAGCCAGCGATGGCCAAGTACGGTTTCGCCATCACCTTCCGTACGCCGCGCAATGAGAAAGGCATCGAGGTTGAGGGTGTCCTCAGTCACCGGGGCGGACATCGCGAGGTTACATCGATCGTACTGCCGGTAGATGCATCTGGCAGCAAGAACGGCGTCCAAGCGGTGGCTTCCAGCGTCAGCTACGGCAAGCGGTACACCGCCGGCCTGCTGCTGAACTTTACCACTACCGGCGAAGACGACGACGGCAACGGCCCGGCCGCCCAAGTAACGCCCCGTGTCACCTCAGCCCAGGCTGCTCAACTGGCCATGCTGCTGGAGAAGTGCAGCGACAAAGCAAAAGAAGCATTCAAGAAACTGCACGGAACCCCGGCATCGGTTGAAAAATCGTTGTTTGACCAAGTTCTGGCAATGCTCACGAAGTCCGCCACCCAAAACAGCAAACCTGCCGGGGACCAAGCCAATGAAGATCATCAGTAACGTCGAGCAAGGCACTCAGGAGTGGCTGGATCTTCGCCTGGGTATCGTGACCTGCTCCGAGTTGGACAGCCTGCTGGTCAACGGCAAGGGCGAGGCAGGTTTCGGCGTGGGTGCATTCACCTACATGGACACACTCATCGGCGAGCGCATCACTGGCGAAGCCGCCGACCCCTTCCAGGGCAATCGCCATACCGAGCGCGGCCACGAACTGGAAGGCATTGGTCGCCAGCTCTTCGAATCTCAGACGGGAGTGACCACCAGCCAGGTCGGAATCATCCTGAACCACGGCGTCGGCTATTCGCCAGACTCACTGATCGACGACAACGGCCTGTGCGAGATCAAAACGAAACTGCCGAAGTTCCAGGTCGGAGTGATCCTCTCCGACGAGATCCCCAAAGACCATATCGCCCAATGCCAGGGTGGCCTGTGGGTCTCGGAGCGCGAGTGGATCGACTTCGTGAGCTACTGGCCGGGCATGCCTCTTTTCGTCAAGCGGGCCTACCGCGACGAAGCGCTTATCAGGAAGCTCGCCGAGCGCGTCAAAACCTTCTACGAAATCCTCGACGAGCGCATGAATCGCGTGCTCGGCATTGCCGCTTAAGGACATCTCATGCCAACACTTACCGACGTCGGCCGCATTGGTCGTGACGCTGAACTTCGCTACACCCCGGACAGTACTGCTGTCATCAACCTGGCCATCGCTTGCGAGTACGGTCGCAAAGGGACGGATAACAAAAAACCTACGCAGTGGGTCGATGCAACACTTTGGGGCAAACAGGCCGAAGCTTTGGCGCCGTACCTGGTCAAAGGCCAGCAGGTCCACTTCACCATCGACGACGCGCACGTCGAGACCTTCACCAAGACCGCTGGCGGAGAAGGCTTCAAGCTGACTGGACGGATCATCGTGATCAAGTTCGCAGGGCCGCCGCCCCAGGCCGAGAGCGCACCACAGTCGCAGCAGCGCCAGCAGCCACGCCAACAAAAGTCGGCGCCACAACAGAATCAGCAAGGTACGTCTGGCCCTGACTACGATAACTTCGACGACATCCCCTTTGCCCCTCACCACCACCTCAGCGGTGCCTGACATGCATCCGACACTTGAAGTACACAACCAGGAACAGGCGAATCTGGAGGCGGCGAAGGCTGCCTTCTTCGCTTCTGGCGGAACGGCCCAGTTCATCCGGCCAGGTGTCGGCAGGGACAGCCCAGGGATATCGCACGAGCCGAAAAAGCCATACGGCTACGCGCGAATTGCTCCGAAGACGAAGCGCGGCCGGATCATTACACCCGATGACGAAGTGGTGATCTGCGCCCAGCTCATGGAGTGCAAGAAAGCTGGCATGAGCCGGTACAAGGCCAGCAAGCACGTCGGGATCAGCGAGACACTATGTAGACGCCTGATCGCTAAGCACTCGCTCGACTTCCCGAAGGCTGGCTGATGCGTCGTGTATCCAGACCCCAGCAACGCAAACGTCAAACCTGGCTCGCACTGCCGGCCAGTGGAATAGAAGAGGTAGGCCATGGCCGAGGAAGATCAACAGCCAACGGCGGAAGCCCTGAAGCAGCGCCGCAAGCGCGAGAAGGCAGCAGCGAAGGACGCTGCATTGGGCGTCGAGAAATTTACGGTTGAGGTCGCCGGGGTATTCAAGAAAGACCTCAAGCGCCTGATGAAGCAGCACGGCTTCAACAATCAGCAGGAAGTGTTTCAGAACCTGCTGCGCAACGTGATCGCCGCCGACTTCGAAACGGCGGCGCTGATGCTCAAGTGTGTCACGACACCTTTTGTTGTTACCGAAAAGGTGTCGCGGATCATTCGGGAAGCTGGCCTGAAGTCGCTCGCCAACGATCCGCCTGAGCCTGACGACGAAATCGAAAGACCTGCATAACCCACCCTACTCGCTGCATCCGGTAACGGAGGGCGGCGCCTATCTGAGGTAAACGCAATGCCTGTACTCCACAGCGTAATCCACAAGATCGACAAGAAGCCCGACGGCAGCCCGGCCATTCTTCACCTCGGCGGTGCGGAGCAGGTCGAAAGCCAGGCCCGCGATGACCTGATGAGCCAGTTCAACGAAAGCTATAACGCCGCCACCGGCAAAGCCTGGGGCTTCTTTCATGCAGAGTCAGGCGCTCACCCACTTAGCGGGTGGCTTGGCAAATACCTGGCCGGCAGCTTCGACTTCTTCAACTTCAGCGTCACCGCCGCCGATCACCTGACCAAGCTTATGGAAGAGTCGAACCTAACCACCGGTGGGCACGCCCTCTTCTGCCATTACCAGCAAGGCCTGACCGAATACTTGGTCATTGCCCTAGTGCAGGAAACTGAAGCGGTGACCATGACCGAAGAGCTGAACCTGATGACGGTCAAGCGCCTGGACCTTGATCATATCCGCCTGGCTTCACGTATCAACCTCAGCGAATGGAAGAGTAATCCGCAGTCGAAGCAGTACATCTCGTATATCAAGGGCAAGCAAGGCCGCAAGGTCAGCGAGTACTTTCGCGACTTCATCGGCTGCCAGGAAGGGATCGACGGCCCAAGCGAAACCCGGACCTTGCTCAAGGCGTTCAGCGATTTTGTTGAAAGCGAGGATCTGCCAGAAGAATCGGCCCGCGAGAAGACACACGCACTGGTCAGCTACTCCATGGCCCAGGCAAAGCTGGGCGAGCCGATCACCCTCGATGAGCTATCAGGACTGATCGACGAAGAGCAGCCGCGCAGTTTCTACGACTTCATCAAGGCTAAGGACTACGGGCTTTCTGAGACCCTGCCGCCGGACAAAAAGACCATCAACAAATTCCGGCGCTTCACCGGCCGGGCCGAAGGGCTGTCAATCAGCTTCGAGCAGCACCTGCTGGGCGACAAGATCAAGTTTGACCAGGAAGGCGGGACCCTGACACTGCGAGGCCTGCCAACGCAACTCACTGAACAACTCAAGCGCGCCGCCGCCTGACCAGCCCGAGGTAAACGAAATGAAAGCCAAAATGATTTCAGTGGAAATTGATGACTTCAAGATCAAAGGCCCCGCAGAGCGCATGGTGCAGCTGTTCGCGCTCGGCATGCTCACCCAGACTCTACCACCGGCGACGAATGTTCAGCCGCTGACATCGGCCGACGCCCCTGCATATGGCGAGTACTGGCCCGGTGAAGGCGGTATCAACGGCGGCTACGTCGCAGCCCACGGCAACGTGCCAGAGCACTACCTGATCTTCGCCGCGAAGGATGCTGGGCGCTACGTATGGGGTCGCCACGGCGAAACATCCAAGGCCACCGACAAGCGCGACGGCCTGGCCAACACCAAGATCCTGCTGGAAGAAGGCAGCCACCCTGCAGCTATCGCCGCTTCCGAATACACCGCCGACGGTCACACTGACTTCTACCTTGGCGCCGCCGCCGAGATGCATCAGGGCTGGCTCAACTGCCCGGTCAAGTTCGACCAGGACGTTTATTACTACACGAGCTCGCAGTTCTCAGCCAACCTCGCCTACCACATGGGCTTTAGCGTTGGCACCCAGCACTACGCCTACAAGACCAGCGAGCGCAGCGTGCGCCCTGTCCGCAGACGATTTATTTAATCCTCATTCCTTCAATCAGGCCGTCAGGCCATCAACGACACCAGGCGCACCAGCGCCTTTTTTGTTGCCCGAAAAATAGGAAGCACCCATGAACGCATTGGCAGCTACTTCGCAACTCGATCTCGTAATTGGTCAGGTCTATGGCGGTGGACACTTCATAGGTATTACCCAGGAAGATGGCAAGCTGTACCGAAATATCCAAGCGCCAAAGGCTTTCGAGCTTCGCGGTGTCATCGGCTGCTACGGCGTCGATGTTGCCGGCGCCCGCAGCTACACCGACAGTCGCTCGAACACTGAGGCTTTCGCAGCGGCCGGCAGCGAGCTCGCACAACAGGTGGTAGCCATGGTCATTGATGGGCATGCCGACTGGGGTGTCCCGGCGCGTGACGTACAAGAGTTGCAATACCGACACCTCAAACCGACCAAGCAGGAAAACTATTGCTCGTGGCGCGACGGGGACAACCCATCCAGCGTACCGGTCGGCTACCCATACACCGACACCTATCCCGCTCAGACCGCCTTGACGGAATTTCAAGAGGGCGGATCGGAGGCATTTGGTACCGGTTGGTATGTGTCGAGTACGCAGTTCTCAGCCGACTACGCCTACTTCATGGACTTTAGCGATGGCAGCCAGGACAGCGACTACAAGGGCCTCGAGCGCGGCGTGCGCCCTGTCCGCAGAGAACTTATTCAGTAATTCAATCATTCATTTAAGTCGCGGCAGCGACTCGCTTTAAGGGACTTCGCATGGCCATGCACATGGATCTGGATATCCACAAATCAGCCGAGGGACTACTTGGCGTCGCGATTCAGTTAGTGCGGAACATTCCGCGCGATTTGAAGCAGTTGGTAGGCGTCAAGATTCTGGACGAGTGCCTTGAGGTTCTGAGGATGATCGGCCGAGCAAACATGGCCCGCGATAAGCGCCCTCATCTGAATACGCTGCTGGAAAGTATTCAGGTCATCAATCAGTTGCTGCGAACGATGGTGGACATGCAGTTCATGAGCATCCCGCAGCACGCAAAGGTTATGAAGCTCACTGCATCGGTGGGCAAACAGGCCAATGCCTGGAAAAGAAGCTCCGCAACCGCGCCCGCTACTTGAGGGTCAAGGCCCTCTCTTCTGTGCGCTGAATCTGGTCGTGCCGCTGGCCAAAAGGCCACCGCCAGGCGCACCCACGGATACCTACGGTCTAAAGCGTCCGCGAAGGTCCGGCGCAGTTTCCCCGCTGATCGGAGCTCCTTCGGCGGGGCGATGTAGATAGCACGGCAGGTCGCAGTTCTCAGCCAACAACGCCTACAACATGGACTTTAGCGATGGCAACCAGAACAACGACAACAAGAACAACGAGCGCAGCGTGCGCCCTGTCCGCAGATTCCAGTGTTGCACCCTTACAGTTCGAGGATCTGGTTCAAGCGTATTACGACTGCCGACGACGCAAGCGCAACACGGCGAGCGCCCGGCGGTTCGAGCAGGAACTGGAACTGAATCTCTTCGAGCTGTACAACGACCTGACCGCCGGCAATTACCGGCCAGGCCGATCTATCTGCTTCGTAGTCACCCGACCGAAAGCCCGGGAAGTATGGGCAGCAGCCTTTCGGGACCGCGTCGTCCACCACCTGCTGTACAACCATGTGGCACCGCGCTTCTACGCCAGCTTCATAGCGGACAGTTGCGCGTGCATCCCAGGGCGCGGCACGCTGTACGCCGCCAAGCGCCTTGAATCGAAGATCCGCAGCGCCTCGCAGAACTGGTCAAAGCCTTGCTGGTATCTCAAGCTCGATTTGGCCAACTTCTTCGTCGCTATCGACAAGGCAGTGCTCCGCAAGCAACTGGCCGCGAAGATAACCGAACCTTGGTGGCTGGCCCTGGCCACGCAGATACTCATGCACGACCCCCGAGAGGATTACGAGACCAGAAGCCCGGCGCACTTGTTCAACCGGGTACCGCAGCACAAGCGCCTGGTTGCGCAGCCTGCTCACCTCGGCCTGCCAATCGGCAACCTGTCGTCGCAGTTCTTCGCCAACGTCTACCTCGATGCCCTGGACCAGTTCGCCAAGCACACACTGCGGGCCAAGCACTACATCCGGTACGTCGATGACTTCGTGCTCCTGCATGAGTCGCCGCAGCAGCTCAACCAGTGGCTGGCCGAGGTCGAAGCGTTCCTGCCAAGGCTCGGCGCCAAGCTGAACCCCACGAAGACGATCCTGCAGCCCGTGGACCGGGGCGTCGACTTCGTTGGGCACGTCATCAAGCCCTGGCGGCGCACCACCCGCAAGCGGTCACTTGCCCAAGCGCTGAAGCGTACCACCGCGGCGCCGACCGAGGATCTGCGCGAGACCGCCAACAGCTACTTCGGCCTGCTCAGTCAGGCCAGCCACAGTCAAAAGGACCGCGCCACCCTGGCGAATGTTGTGCTCAAGCGCGGCAACACAGTTAACGCGGACCTGACAAAGACCTACCAGAGGCGCGAGGTTCTACCCCATAAGCAAGGTCACGCCATCGAGCCAGGTCAGCAATCAGCTTGAGCCCATGGCGGACCTCAACCTCAAGCCTTTCCTCGGGAAGCATGAGTAGCCGCACAACCTCATCGCCTATCAGCCGTATCGCCTCAACATCGGTTTTCGCGCTCATCGCAGCCACCCTTTGATTGTTGAGCGCAAATCATCAACCCATTTCACGAATCACGCCAGCCGGGTGAGGCAGGCGCACACCTGGAGATACCCCATGAGCATTCCTGCAAGTGCGTTGAGCGACGAAGAGTGCCTGCACTACGCGGCGCTTGAGCCGTCCGCCGCCGCCGAACTGACCCGGCGTCTTACCGCGCAATGCATTGATCCTAGCGCCGAGCTTGAGGGCCTGCGCGAAGACATCCGCATGCTCGAAAGCCAGGCTGACGACTCCGATGAAGAGCTGGATCAGTTGCGAGGCGGAGCTGAAGAGGCTTGCACCTACATCAAGCGCGCGATGAATCACGATGAGGATGAAGAGCTGCCAGTGAGCGAGCTTCTTCAAAAAGCCCTCGACTGTCTGGAGTGAAGCCATGAGCACATTTGCGGTTTTCGGGATGAATGAACACTTCGCCCGAGAAGAGGCGAAACGCAAGGTTCGAGACTTCAAGATCGAGAAAGGTCAAAGAATCTAACTCTCAATGAGCCAGTGGCTGCAAGCCGTAGAAGATCGCGTCATCAAGATCATGGACGGTAAGCGCGTCGCTCAGCTCAGTAGCATGTTCGATGCCCCTCAGTATGCCGCCGACTACGCCGATAGAATTCGAAAGCTAGGTCGGTGCCGAGACGTAATCATTAGGGCAAAGATCAAGCTGCCGCAGAACGACTCAAAGCGAAAGTCGCCGACGAAACTTTCGTGGATGGACTATTCGCCGGAATCGACCGCTGCAGCCTGACTCGTAGTCATCTATTTCACCGCCCAACTCCGCCGCCCGGGCATGGCCCGGCAAGGACTTCCCATGCCTACAGAAAACAAAACCATCGGCCAGCAACGGTTAGACCGAATCATCACAGCGAACGAATTCATCATGGTGATTGCCAATTGTGGTCGGCGCTTCTTTCGTAACAAAGGCGCTGGCCACGACGCCTACCTTGCCCTTAACGAACGCCGCAACATCGTCTGGCTGTTCGATGACTACACCGGCGCCCGCATTAACGTTGCGAAGGAAGGCCGGTGGGATGGTTTCTCGCACGGCGGCACCCTGAAGAGCCTGGCCGGGTCTATCGGCGCGTTCGTACTCAACGGGTCGACGATGCGCTACGGGTATTTCCAGCCAACGATGGATAACGGATTCGAGAATCCTTGGGGCTATGGCGACGACATTCTGATTGTTCGCGATGAAGGGGTTCGCCTAGGCTTGATCCGCAATCCGGCAGAGCAGCAGGTGGCCGCATGAGGCGCATCTACCTTAGCGGCCCCATGACCGGCTTGCCCGGCCTCAACTTCGCCGCCTTCCACGCCATGACCACCAACCTGCGCGCCGGCGGCCATACCGTCACCAACCCCGCCGAGATCAATCCCGATGGTGGCACCTGGAACGACTGCATGCGCCGCGACATTGCCGCCCTGATGGACTGCGACACCGTGGCCACCCTGCCCGGCTGGGAGCATTCAAAGGGTGCCCGCCTGGAAGTGATGATCGCGGAACACCTCGGCATGCGAGTTGTGAATGCCCATGATCTGGTAACGAGGGAGGCTGTATGAAGGAAGTAAAGCTCTGGAAGTTGAAAGGCTTTCTACCTGGCGTTGAAGGCGAGTGCAAAGCAGTTTTCCAGCCTACGGTCGTGATGTCCGAAGACTTCGACCGGGTAAGCGCCGAGCGTGACGCCCTGCAAGCCCTGCTGACCGCAGCGGATGAGCGCTGGGACGAGTTGGTCAGTGCGGTACGTTCAATCAACCGAAGCCCGCACTACATGGTCAAAGCGATTGACGACGACCAACCGCAGTACAGGCAGCGTAAGGAATGGATTGATTGGGTGCTTGGGCTTTGCGATGCAGCGCCTACCTCCAGTGAGCGATCCAACAAGGACTACGCCATCGAGCATGCCGAGTACATGGCCCAGTCAGCCGATGACGTGCTGGCGAAATTCCAGGCATACGGCCTGGCTCTGTTGGCCGTAGATGAGGGCGGCGACGACGGCGAAGGCGAGCTACTCGAAGCGATCGACTCCGCCCGCGGCGACCTGCAGGAAGCTCTCGTAGATCTGCGCGGCATGGTTTACGAGTTCCGCAAGCGTAGCGCCAAATCCCGATAGGAGCACATCCGTACTCCAACCGCAAAACCTGTAACCCCTCCCCCTTCAAAGTCAGCCGCTATAGCGGCAAGGACGAAGTCATGCCTGAAGAAATAGTTGTGATGTACGAATCCCCTGAAGCAGCCAGCATTCAAACCGTCACCGGCTGGGTCGGCGCCGACGGCCGTTTCTGGGGTGGCGACGAACACATGGCCAGATTCTGCGGGTCCACACACCGCAAGTGCCCTAAGAACCCTGAGCACTCGATTTACGCCAAGAATAGCTACTGCCGCACATGTGACGATGAGAGTCGGGCGGCAAAATTTGCAGCCATGCCTCGCCGGATATGGGCAGGCGAACCGATCACTGATCACGACGGCGACCAGTATTTCTTCAATGAAGAGCAGCTGCGCGACTACATCCTTGAGTACGACATCGACGTGGTGGATCTAAAGCTTGTCTTCTGCACGCCGAACATGCCCAGAGAGATCGATCCAACAGACTACTTTAGTGACGACCTGCCAGAAGATGGCGAGATCAATGACAGCCAATTGCTCGCAGCGTTTGACCTGCTCAACGAGATGATCAGCAAGAGCGGTCCACTGTCCTGGTCGCCTGGCAAGGAAGCTGTAGATCTGCCCCAGGCTTTTTTGGACACAATTGAAGCCGAAAGGGTGACGCCATGATCATCATCGGCCTATTCCCCGCCCTCCTATTCATGGCCTGGAACATCCATAAGGGGCCAAGGCCATGACCGAACAAAACACCAAAGAATTTTACTCTACCGAGCAAGCTTCTCAGCATGCCGCCGACTGGTGCAAGCGTCATCCCGCATGGCGCCGGATCTGTGATATCCCGGATCACTCCGTGTTCATGAAAACCTACGACGAGATTCCGAAATGCGAACGCGTCTACTGGGACGAGAACGGCGGCGAAGAATGCTGGCGAGAATTCGGGATCGCAGGAAGCAAAGTGCCTACGGGATTCATCTCTGGAAAGGGCGAGTTTTTCGACCACATTCTCAAGGTCCCTCTCCATCACAATCTGATGATGGTTTTCCGCGTTGGTAGAAGCTGGAAACCATGAGACCTCAGCAGTAACCCCAATCCCCCTACATGCCTGTCGGTAAGCGGCGGAAAACGAAGCGCGCAAATAAGAGTTCACCCAGCCAGCTGCGGCCACTCAGCGTTTGCTCTGAAGCATCTGGCTAGGCGAACGATAGAAGGCTACCCACCTTTGATGGCTACGTCCCAGTCCACTTTCTGAACAATTCACACACCACCTTCTGCCGCCCAGCGCGGCAAGGACACCCCATGTACGCAACGAAACTCACCCTGATCCTCCTGGGGGTCGTGCTGTACCTGATCGGAACCGCCGTCGGGTTCGTCGTGGGCATACCCGCCCTGTTCGAGTCGGGTGGCACACAAGAAATTATTGCCGCCTTTGCCGGTTTCATCACCTGGGTGCTGATCACCTTCGGTTTCATCATCCACGTCATCAAGAAAGCCCGGCCCAGTGCGGGCGGCGGGAGGTAGCTATGAACACACAATTTCTACTAATGGCGCAGTACGGCGGCCAGGCAATCATCCCTCTTGAGCGGGTATGCGCCGATTACTTCAGCCACCTGACACCAGAAAAAATGAAGCTTAAGGTGGCTTCCGGCGATATCGACCTGCCATTGATCCGCATGGAGGGCAGCCAGAAATCGGCAAGAGGCGTACACCTTAACGATCTTGCCGCCTACCTGGACGCACAGCACTCCAAAGCAAAGACTGAGCACGAAAAACTTATGCGCGGCGGTCTTCGGCGCGTTTCTTGATCCTCTTCTGGGCCTCGATCACGGGGCCCGATATCACACTCTCCAGCCATGGCCACCCTTTATAGGGATCTCCATTCCCCCGCAGGTGCGTATAGCGCCTCATCGAATTCCAATCCCGGTGTCCGGACACGGAGGCCACTTTCGGGATATCCCACCCCATTTCAAAAAGCCGGCTGACGCCATCATGTCGCAAGTCGTGAAAGTGCAGGTCATCAATCTCAAGAAACAGACAGGCCCGCGTGAATGACGCCGATATCGATCGGGAGTTATACGGGAATACCTCATCAGCCACTTTTGGCATCGACTGAAGCACCCGCCACGCCTCGTCGGGCACATGGCACCAGACGTCATTGCCGTATTTCTGGCCGGGGTTCTTCATGTCCGTAATCAGCACCCGCTGGCCGGCCTCGTCCATGGCGTCCCAGCGAATACGGGTTATCTCCTCCTGACGTCGCGTCGAGAACAACGCAAACACTGTTACTCGAACCATGTCGATTTCTTGCTTTCGTCTATCCCGCATAGCACAGAAGTACTCGAGGAGAGTGTCCAGCTCGGCCAGGGTCGGACGTCGATCTCGCTCCTTGCTTCGTGTGACGGCGCCCATCTTTCGCAGAACCTTGCGCGCATCCGGCATAGCCATTGGATCGATTTCATAACCCCACGCAGGGCGCGCAACGGATAGCACGGCTCCAATATGGGCCAGGTCGTTACCGACGGTCTGAGCCTGAACCCCGTCTTCCTGCATTCGCCAGTTGGCCCACTCGACGATCTTCTGACTCGTCAGGTCCTTATCTTCCACGCTACCCAGCCACGTCTTGCTTATCGCCAATAGTGTGGCCCGCTTGGTTTTCCCTAACGGGCGAAGCTTCTCGTACTCATCAAGGTAGAGATCAATCATCTCCTTGACGGTGACGCCTGTCCGTTTTGACTTTTCGATTGCGCCAGCAACGGACATTTCAGTTTCGATTCGCTTGATCCAAGCCTGCGCCGTAGCCTTGCGATCGAACGTCTGACTTTCCTGATAAACTGTGACGCCCTTCTGCATGATGCGGACCTGCGCGTTGTAAGCGACAGATCCATCTTTGCGCTTGCGGACGGTGATAGATCCCATTTTGCTGAATTCCTGTTGGCTCTTGCTGAATTTCAGCAACACCATAGCAACAATAAGCAAAAAAGGTAGTGAATAGCGGTAAATGAGATATTCAGAAATGCAGACGAAACCCACAGAAAACCTGCCTCACCCAGCAACTACAGCACTTAGGAGGTTTTCTGTTGCGCCCATGATGGATCGGAGCTACTGAAATAAAAACTCTTTATATTTCATAGCCATAGGACATGCCAATACTTTGCTAAAGCAAAATTTAAGCAAGGTGTGA